GGTTCGGCCTCATACGGCACCATAGGAGTTTTCCTGGCACCCATATAGGCTTTGTACGCTGTCTGCCCACCCTTAACAGGGGTGCCTTGCCTTCTTACCGATCCACCGACACCCCATCCGGCCTGGTAATTACGCCAAGTCCGGGGGTCTTCATACCCTGACCACTTCCTCCCCTTTATACCCCTACGGACGTCACGGGGATCAGGACGAAAATGTGTCCGCATATAATCGTCAGCGAAGGCCTCCTCACGCCCAACATTTTGGCGTTCCTCGGTCGGAGTTTTGCCTCCTTCACCCCATTCACGAGTAGTCCGCAGATTACGAGCAGAGGAAACAGCATGTCCCATTTCATGGATGAGCGTCTCACCCTGTGCCGCCTGCTGCTCTCGGGCGGAACCCTTGCCCCCAGAGATCCCGCTGGGAGCCAATTGGACTCGACCCAGACTGGTTAATCCTGCAAGACCATTCAGCCTCTGTCCGGTTTTAATCGTGACGAGACTACCTAGTGGTAGTTTTTCACCATACCCTGGATTCTTCGGCCCATGAGTCTCAAGATCCTCCAGTGGCATGGTGGATCGAGCGAGAGTCTGCCTGACCTGAGCAGTCCCACCAGGGCCGGAGAATGCCCCCGACTCACTCCAACCGGGCAGTGGGGGCTTACCCTTGCCTCCATACCGTGGTGGGTTGACCTCGATGCCCGACTCAACGATCTCATGCATACGCTCGGGCGTATATCCCCGTGGGTATCGTGCCGATGCCTCAGGCTTGGGATCCTTGAAGAATTTGCCCTGCACCCCGGTAGAAGGACCTTTATCCCCTCCCCTCTGGGGAAAGTAGGGGTGGACGGGACCGGCTGGGTTGGCGTGTATCCCGCCTTCTGGAAACTGCTGGAGACTCAGTGCTCGATGACTCAAAACAGCTTCCCCTGTTCATAGCGGGGCACCACTTCCACCCTCGGGTGGGGGCCTGTGCGGGTGACCATGTATTTTCTGCCTCGACCGAGGAGGAGTTCCTGATCGGCATTTCCTCGACCAGCCCCGTGCATCTGCCGGTTGATGTTCATCGTGGGCGCACCGACCTCGGTACCCTGAGGAATACGTACTTCGGCAACCTCACCACTGGACCCCGTATAACTTTCGGCTGTACGGTTCAGGAGCGATGTCGAGCTAAAACCAGGGTCGGTAATTATGTCACCACGCTTTTTCCCGGCAAGGATGGATTTCGGCTGACCTCGATAGGCCGTCGTATTGACGTCCACATGACTCCCGGCAATCGATTTATCGACAGCCTTGATGATAGGCTGCATCTCCTTCCTAAACTCCGGCGGCACGTCACTCGCCCCACGAGCCACGGCATTTATGCCAGAGGAACTCATGACATACGACCCCTCTTCTTCAGAGGGCTTCACGGTGGAGTGAACGTGTTTTCCTATCCAATCCCCGGCTGACTTCCGTTGGGCAGAGGCAGGACCGATAGGGAAGGGGGGCGGATCCGCCGTCTGCCAGGAATGAACCGGGAACTGCTGGCGGGAGAGGGCGGCGTGACTCATCGGCTCGGATGGGAGGTAGTGGTGGAGTGCTGCCCGCAGACAGAGCACCACTGGGAGCCTTTCGACTCAGGGACGAAGTAGTGACCCTTGCCTTTTCCAGGTGGGCCTCCAGGGGGACCTGGGGAATACTGGTTGGTGGTGAGGGCGTGTTCATGGAAGCCCTGAAGGAAATTGGCGTGGCGACTCATCGCACTGCCGCCATCCTGGCCCGCTGTACCCGCCGTCGAGCTTCACGTATAGGGGCCATCTCCTGATTGGTCATCAGAACGTGATATTTCGTACCACTCGGATAATGAGGCCCGTACTTGCGAGGGTAGGTGACATTCCAAGTATCAGGATCATGAGCAGTCTCAGGTTCATTTATTGACGGCCCAGCCGTCTCTTCAAAGGGAATATCAGTACGGCTCTGCCAATCAGGACGAACCTTCATGCCACCCTTGATTTTCTCAATCGATATACGACCCACCCCATAGTCAGTCGAGGACACCTGATGCGACTCACCCTTCACATCGATGTACTCGAACTGCCGGGGATTGAGGGCCGTAGCACTCACCGGCTGTACTGCTCCGCTCTGGAGCCACGGCTCTGGATGTTGTCAGCAGCCATAGGGTACGGCTGTGTGCCACCCTGGCGGGCTTCCCAGGCCCTTCGCATAATGCTCGGCCACTGGCCCGGATCACGGGCACCATTCGTCCCGGCGTAGAACATCGACCAATTTGTGGCCCTGGGCGTACGAGCATTTACCCTCGACTGCGTCTTCTTTTTCTGGTCGCCCTTCATCGGACTCTTTTCACGGTGATGTATTTGTCACCCCGCTCTATGGCGGCTCCCACCCGATGGTGGCCGTCGAGGACGTGGTAGTAGCCCTTGTGCCTACTGCTCACCACGGGAGTTGCGGAAATCTCATCGGGGGATTTTTGGGCGATGGCATGGACCTTTTTCTCGTTGACCTTGCCCTGGGTGGCGACGAGCTTGTCCACACGCACACGAGTCTTGGGCATAAACCGGTTCGGTTTTTCTTGGAACTGGTGCGTATTCAGGGCCACGCTCATGCCCCAAGCCTAGGTTAGGCTGAGAGCCGTATGAGTGACGTCGAACCTGTTCCTGAACCACCGCTACCGGGCTGGTGCGCCATTTGCGGCACAACGGTCGAGGGCGACCTGACCGAGCACATGGAGAATGCTCATCCTGTCGCTGCTCGGAAAATACGTGCTGCAAAAATGTCCTGGCAGGATCGACTGCACCACATCATTTCTCTGCTGGAAAAGGTCGAGGTCGAATCCGACCGGCAGACACAGATCGACGGGCTGGACGCTGCGTTTCAGGAGATGTACCTCGTACGTCAGAGACTCGCTCACTTAAAGGGCGGGATCCCGGTCATGCGAGTCAGGGAAGGCAATATCATCAAAATGGAGGAAGACTGAATATGGCCGTTACTGACTGGAGAGCCTGGGTCGCACAGGAAGGTGGACGGCTGGCTGGTGTCGCACCGGTCATGTTCCCGGGCGTACTGCCGATTCCCCTTCTGCCACCTGACTTTGTCGACGGCGAGCTTTCCATCCCGACCTACCCCAACGTGCCGACACAAGTCAATGCCATCGATCCCTTCTGGGCCGGAACCTGGCCCGATGGCGGCGGCTGGGTCGCTCCCATGGAACACCCGGAGGACTGGACGGGTCTGCCTGGCAAGACATTCCCCTCAGGGGCGATCATGCGGCCAGCCATCCCGGGCCTGACCTCTCCCTAATTGCCGCCCCCTGTACACCCTCGATCCGAATCCCTGCGGGCTGAAGCGGCCCGCAGGGGCGTCAGCGTCTATCGGGTTCGAGCGGATCGAGCGGCCCAGCGTGGTTCAAGTGGGGACCGACCAGAAGATCAGCCCTGGAGCTACCGGCAGGAAGCCAGCTTTCAAAAGGCACGCCAGGAGGCCACCCAGGACTTCCCGACCATCCCAGAAGAGCGGAACCGGCCCAATTACCAGAGCCACGATGACTGGGACTATTACTGGCCGACGCATACCCGGTCACCGATGCGTAAATACACCCAGATGGCCAGGTATTCGAGGAACCGACAAACAGTCGAGGTGATTTTCACCTCGGACGGAACGCCCTGGCAGTGGAACGGAATTCCGCCCTCCACCTGGCACCAATTCAAGATGTCGGGATCGACGCACGCTTTCATTCGGGGGGCGCATGGATTCATGCTGGGGGAGAACGAGCATCCAGAGCATCCAGACGGTGGCGGCGAAAGAGGAGGCTGGGGGGCAGCCGAGTAGGGAGATGGTGTGCGCCAAAAGAAGTCGGAGCAGAAACCAGACCCAAAAGTAAGTGAGCAGACCGCCAGTCTGCTCGCTCAAATCGACAAGGTATTAGAAGAGAACACCCCCCATGGAGATACACCCCGACGCCTACGTCGACCCCGAGGAGAACGACGAGTGGATTCTGCCGAAGCTCCCCGACCCCCGCTCGGTTCCTGATAACACTTCCTCTTTCCTGATCTTCTACTCCTGGCAGGGCCAGCCCAATCCCCGCCAGCGACGAATCTCCATCGCTTTGACCCGGGAAATTTTGCCCCCGTGGCGGCGTGGCGTGGGTATTATGTGCCGGTGGTCGCAGCGAGCCTACGCCGTAGGTATATGGACGCCTGGAAAGGCACCCAGGATCCTGAGCGGCCAGCCTGTGGAAAAGGACTGGCGCAGCACCGTCGCCAGGGCGAACGAACTGGAGAGCAAGTGAGCAAAATCGAGATACCGGGTACCACCGCTGAAGCAGCCGAGCACCTGCGGAACCTGATGGATGCCGTAAACGGCGAAGCCGACTGGCAGGCCGATATCGAGTGGGCCATGCAGGTGATAGAACTGCTCACTGAGGCCCCTGAAGGCTCACAGAGGCGTCCTGAGCGTCAGAAGACACCAGCATCAGCCCATCCGGCGAACGGGGCTGTACGGCCCCGTGGGAGGCCCAGGAAGGACGGATTGGTACCTGGCTCCCCCGAGGCGAAAGCAGCCGACGCCGCCAAGCGCAGGAAGCCGAAGAGCGAGGGAGCCACGATCACCCCGCTGCCGACACCAGAACCTGAGCCTGCGCCTCGACGGCGGCTGGTGCGTGTCGGCTCTTAAAGCCTGGCGTCGGGGGCGGCGGGAGGAGAGCTACTGGGCGGCTGCCCGCCGCCGGTCGGAGACCCTGCCCCGGGGCGAGGTCGTCAGCCAGATCGACCTGGCCATCATGTCGGCGGGGCGGGCGGTCACCTATTACCGGCACGCTGCAACCGGTGAGGAGCAGGACACACAGCTACATGAATTGCGCCTACACCTTGAGGCAGCACTAGGCATGCTCGACAACGTGCTACCCTCATAAGGCAGGTCCACAACGAAAAAGCCCCTGGGAGCATCCAATATCCCCCTTCCCATGGCAGGATATTGCCCAGGGGCTTTTCTCATTACCTCTTCCGCACCAACTTTCTGGGAGGCGGGGCATCAGGAGCCGGATTAGCTGCCCAGTAGCTTTTCCTCAGGGCGGTTACGGCCCGGAGATATGCCCGGACGTAGGACATTGATTCCCGAACCGGAAAGCGATGCTTCGCCTCGGCCTCCATGTGACCCCACAGGGCCATAAAGGCACCGGCATCCAATTCCACGGTGTAGACCGGCTTGGTGGCATCGTGGAGTTTTGCGCCCGTGTAATTGGCGACCGGCGGCGGGCCTAGGTGGCGGGGGAATTCATCTTCAAAGGCCTCAGCCATTTTCTTCCTTCGGGGACGGGTTGTCGAGCTTGAAGATAGTAGGCCGGATGTCGAGGGGCTTGTCTTCCGGCCCCTTAAGGAACCAGTCGATCCAGATCCGCCGGTATTTCGGATCCTTCCGAGGACCGTAAGGCTGGTTGCGCCAGTGCCCCCGCACACCCCAGCGCTTTGTCCATTCCACCTTCCTAGTCCCAGCCTTGTCCTTGGCTCGCTCCGGGGTACGCAGGTCAAGCACCCGATAAGGGGCCTCTGTGCGTTGGATGGCCCGACGCTCATGCCGGGGGAGATTCTGCGGCTCGGCCACCACAGACATACGGTGACCGACAGCCTCGGCAAAGGATCGTTCCCACCGGGCGCAGTAGCCCATGCGATCTTCGGCGGGATTCCGGGTGACACCCAGGCCCCAGTTGAAATAACCCGAGGTTGTTGAGGTGTCAGGGTGAATGAAGACAGAAGCCTGCATCCTGTAAGGACCTTGATTCTGTGGCACCACCAAACGCCTTTTAGCCGTACCGTCAATCTCGACACTGATATTCATCAACCTGTTGTCGAGCAAAAACATGGCCACAACTTCCCGCTCATCCCTGAAGGGCATGATCGGTACCCTTGCCTCCTCATTGTCCTCAGAGGTTATGAGGAACTCCATGAAGATCGGCTCCTCGAAGACGAAGAGCGTCGAATGGTTAGGAAACGGCCAACCAACATCCTCCATCGAGGGCCAATCGAGTACGTCATTCGGAGGCCATTGATCAGCCATGGCGGCAACATAACGGGAGAAATCCCTTGACACCACCACAGTCTGCATCTCTTTGAATCCGAATTCCTGCCCTCCATAGGAGAGTCGGAGGAGATTCTCAGACCACTGGCGAACCTTGAGGGCGTCGGGGATCCTCATTCCTCCACCCAGCCGAAATAGAGGCGAGGGTGCTCACCGGGCACAAATTCGAGGGTGCCCTTTTTGCCATCAGCCTTGCGGCGCACCACCACGAAGGGGGCGGCGAAGCCGATCACCTCGAAGTCGGCCCGTAGCTGGTCGGTATCCCAGGTCTGCTCAGTGTTGGCGGCGAGATCAGCCTGGGGCTGCCCCGTCTCGATCAGGAGTTTACGGTAGTCATCGTTAGCCATGGCAGGCATGGTATCGGACAGCGAGCAGAAGGCTACGGCTCGAGGATGTGACATGCGTCACATAGCTCCCTGCTCGCTGTCCGGTACACTGGTTGACCTATGAGCGCTACCAAAATCCCCGTCGAGTACGGACAATACAAAACAGGCTACGGCTGGGGCAGAGCCAGCACGTCCCCCAAGAACCGCATGATCCACCTCGTCATCCTCGACCTGGGGAACACCACAGCAGTCTGTGGGAAGGGAACCCTTGGGACCCCTGGCGAATTCACAACCGGCAACCTCTGTCCTGAGTGCGCCGAGATCCTGGGTATCAAGAATGCCGAGGACTTCGATACCGACGAAGAAGAGCTTGCCTGGTGGAAGGCCCAACAATGAATAAAGCCGAGGCCATCGACAGAATCATGCAGATGACCAAGCTGGCAGCCAGCACCACCAGTGCGGGCGAGAGAGAAGCTGCCACAAGGCAGATCGAGCGGCTCAAGGCCCAATTCAACCTGGAAGACAGGGAGATCGAGCGAGCAGAGGCCATCGAGGATGCGGGAGGACCAGAGGCTCATGGCAAGCTCTGGTATTTCGAGCGCCGCATCAAGCCACATGTGGACGTGATCAAGGACGAGATCGATGAAGTCCTTGGAAAAATCGCTCCACAGGATATCCAGTTCCAGGTCAGATTCCTCTCGGAGTTCTTTGATGCTGTAAGAGCCTTGGTGGATGCGAACGCCAAGGACGCCTGGTTGGGGAAGCCAAATATACAGCGTGCCCGTAACGAGGCCATCGATAAGGCCTACTGGGAAGAAAAAGGGAAAATCCAACCCGAGGCCTATTGGGACAAAGAGCAGGCTGCACTGGTAACACACCAGAAGGCTGTGAGCGCTGTTCAGGACATGGCTCATTATGGGGACCTCAGTGTCGCCACCATCGAGAGCATCGTGCGGATCAAGGCCAAAGATCTGGAAAAGGCGTACTGGTCGAAAATCAACGAAGAGGAGGAGTAAAATGGACTCAAAGATCGTGAGCCGAGTGCCCCTTGGAGACAACCGGGAGGTGAGGGTCACCAAGATCCATACCGGCGTACATGAGGATCTCATCAGGGTCGGGATCAATCTTCTACCCGGGGGCGAAAACATGTCGGGGGCGGTTTTCCCCATCAGCTACATCGATGACGTGATCTCGGCACTGAGGAAGGTGAGCTAATGGCCAGACTCTATGACCAGGATGAAAACTACGTGCGGGATAGCTGGTTCGGACTCCCCTGCTGGAACGGACTGAGCGTCCACCAGCAACAGACCCTCGTCATCAAGGGCACCCTGCCCTTCGGTTACCGGCCCGAGGGTGAATGCCAGAATGGGGCTGAGGTCGCCGTCGAATGCTCGGACGACGACGCTCCTGGGCCACGGTTCTATTGCTATGTCTGCGCCATCGACTACGTGGTGAAGAAAAATGCCCTGGCTAAATCAAGAGAGAGGCACCCGTCCCATGGATCCTGACCTCATCGAAATACGTTGCCGGTCCTGCGGGATATTTCTGGGCCTCCGCAAGGCCTATGACCGACCGGCCCGATCCTGGTGCAGCATCGAGTGCGCCGACACCCCCATGGCGAAGTGGCCAGAGTCGGACGTGCAGATCCGAGACGAGGTGTCGGTGGAACTTTTCCTGCAGGGACTCAGCACGCCTGAGATCGCCCGTTCCATGAACTGGCACCCCTACCAGGCCATACGGGGCAGCCTGACCCGGCGGGGCATCACCCCGGGACTTGCTCAAGGCGTCCTGACCGGTATACTGACGGGTGACCCTTGAGGTCGTCTCTCCTTTGGTGTTTGGTAGCGCCATTGGTAGCCATAGATGAGGCCCCCCAGCCCGTTGGGGGGCCTTGTCGTTTCTCAGGTGGCGTGGCTGATTGAACCGATGTTGACCTGCTCGTAGTTCGGGCCGGTCCCGATGGCTCCGGCAATGCCGTGGGCTGCACTCTGGACCAACTGCCCACCCGAGGACCCCGCCTGACTCCACATCTTGCTACCCAGGCCACTCGCAGCACCACCCTCGGCTGCACCGCCAGCAGCACCGGCTGCAGCTTCCCCTCCCGCCGCCTCCCCTGCCCCGGCGAGGAGCGGCCCGCACAATTTGGTCATGGCAAAAATGCACAGATAAAAGAGCATGCCACGAAGCCTAGTGAGGTCATAGACAAGACTTGAGTCATGTCTGAAACCTCTCAGCCGGAACACCAGCCACATCAACGCCAGCACCGGGAACACCGAGAGGAGCATCAGGCCGAAAGCCATGCTCCTGCAAGGGCTGCCAAAAAAGAGGAGAAAAAAGAAGAGGAAAAATACCAGGACCCGTACAAGCAGGTCATCAATCCTCTCGAACTCCCGGCGAATCCGGCTGCCGCACTCCACTACCTCGGCCATGTCGAATTGAGCGAGGAAGCTCCCATGTCCGACAAGCGCAAGGAGCAGGCCGGTAAGGCAATCGAGGCCGAGGCGAAGAAGCTCGAAGAGGCCCACAAGGTGGCCGAGGAGCAGATGGAGGCTGTGAAGCGATGAGCCTGCCCGAGGAATTCCTGCTACCCCCGAATGAGTGGGTCGCTCCGTACCAGATCAACGAAATGGAACTCCCGGCGAATCCTCTGGCGCATACCATGTTCACCAAGCCCCGTCCCGGGGGCGAATACAACATCGTGAGCGATACCCTCTGGGCCTCTTCTCCCCACGATGGGACCGACGCTCCTCTCCCAGCCACCTGGCCAGACACCGACCTTGATGTCAGAGAGGAAACAGCCACCACAGCTATTGCCGCCGAGGGCGAGAAAATCAACGCTCTCATCACCATTTTGCAAGAGGCCGTCAGTGGTGGCGGGGATAGCGGTGGCGAAGGTGGCCAGGGGACGCAGGGCACCCAGGGCACGCAGGGTTGAGATTTTCGGTATATACCCCGAGCCATGACCCACGATGGCTGAATGAGTGCTGGGAGTCTCTCCGAAAACAGACAGTGCAGGACTTTGAATGGGTTGTGGTGCTCAACGGTGGCGCAAAATGGAATCCACCCGACGATCCCCGTGTCTGGGTCACCACGGCGGCGCTCAACGGTGTAGGCGCAGCCAAGGAGCGGGCCTGCGCCTGTTGCCACGGGGAGATCCTGGTCGAACTCGACCACGATGACATCCTGGCCTCCACCTGCCTGGAGGAAATCGGGCGAGCCTTCGACATCCACCCCGGGGCCTCAATGGTGTACTCGGAGACGGCCCAGATCACCGCTGGCGGGAAGAAGGACACCTCGAAGTTCGACACCTCGCACGGCTGGGAGTATTACGAGGACACGGTCGACGGGCGGGCGGTCATGCCCTTCAGGTCGATGGAACCGACGCCGCACAACGTCAGCTATATCTGGTACGCTCCGAACCACGTCAAGGGTATTTCCCACTTGGCGTATGACACAGCAGGGGGGTACGACCCGGCCCGGTACATCTGCGATGACCAAGACCTCATGTGCAGGCTGTACCAGGTCGGGCCGTTTGTCCCCATCCACAAGTGCCTTTATCTGCAACGTGTCCACGGGCAGAATACCCAGACCCAGCGCAATGCAGATATTCAGGCCGAAACGGTGAAGCTCTACGACTACTACATCCAGCCCAACGTACTCTCGTGGTGTAAAAGAGAGGGCTTGATTGCCCTGGATTTCGGGGCGGCTCACAACCAGGTCGAGGGATATATCGGCGTGGATCAGCGAGAGGGACCGGGCGTCGACATCGTAGCCGAGCTACCGAAGCCGATAGATCTACCAGATAGTTCAGTTGGGGTTATCAGAGCGTGCGATTTTCTAGAGCATATTGCCGACAAGGTCGGGCTGATCAACGAGATCTACCGACTCCTGGCACCGGGCGGAATGCTGCTCAGCCTGACCCCATCAACAGATGGTCGGGGCGCTTTTCAGGACCCGACGCACGTCGCCTTCTACAACGAGAATTCCTTCTGGTATTACACCCAGGCCAGCATGCAGAAATACGTCCCTGATCTGAAGTGCCATTTCCAGGTGTCACGCCTCTTCTCCGGCTATCCCTCGGCATGGCATGAACAGCACCAGATCAGCTACGTGACTGCCAACCTGATTGCATTGAAGGAACCGATGCCTCGACAGGGAGGTCGGGTAGAAATCTAATTAACAGTCCAGCGCCCGTAAACATCCCCCACTTGGACGGCAGGTTTACCCATACTGCCCATACTACCGCAAGGATTGAGATATGACCACACAGAAAGGCGTCCTCACCCCCTGGCAACTCTGGGAGTCAGGGCGCAAATTCGTTGTGGCCGAGGAATCCCCCGAGCCACCCTGCTACCAGGATCACTGGGGCACCTGGGTCTGTGGGCATGATCACAGCCAGGAGGTCGAGCTACAAGATGCGTATGAATTTGCACCAGGCTGGACAGCCCAAGGCTAGTACGATATTCTCACCGAAAATCGACAAGCCGACCCGTCCCTACCCCCAACGCCCTCTGCCGCCCCAACCCTGCCCGACTAGCCATCACGCTCAGTAACAGGCTGCTGTTGAGCAGCCTGTTGCTGCATCGCCAATTGGAAGGACATCAGGGCCTCAGCGGTCTTCATCCCCTGGAAGTCAGCCAGGCAATTAGATAAGGCCGGAAAAACATCCTTCGGGGTCGCCAATCTCTGAGCGATGAACCGCTCCTCCTGGTTGAGCACCACCCGGCTGGATCCATCCGGCTGCACCACAACAAGGAATAGGCAAACGACTTCTCCGGGCGGATTCTCTTCGTGATCTCCGTTAGTCGTCATTTGACCTGCCTTGAATGCTCAGCCCGTGCCTCCACGTAGGCCCGCCCAGCCTGGGCCGAGCGGAAGTGAAGCTCGTCACGCTTCTTACTACCTCGACGGATATTTGACCCCATGGTATTTACCCTATCCCATTCAGCCTTGGCGGATTTTTGGGCATCGTTCAAGGGCTTGCACACTGGACAGGAGAAGGGTGAGCCGGAATGCTTAGTCGTCATAGGCATGGGCCTTGAGATTTTTGGCCGTCTCCACGGCGGAATTTACAGGACAGAATTCGCACAGCCAGACCTCTCGACCCTTCCAGGTGCTCGGTGTCACCCGCTTGGAGTCATCGTGGTAGTCGATGCAATCGGCACCTTTGGGCCGGTTGTGGCGGCTATAGCAACGCAGGGCGTCCTCTTTGTACGTGTCATGGGTGGCGTAGAACTCTGGGTGGAAACCTGTCCAGCGCTCCTGCAAGCCCTTTAAGACGTCGTCCCGGTGCCCCTCCCAAAAGGTATGGAAGCCAAGCAATTTCTCCTTGGGGCAGGAGCAGGCGTCCTCTGACGCCACCAGCAGAGCCGCTGAATCCATCTTGACGTCACCGTGTTTCTGGACGTGGCGGGCCACAACCTGACCCAATACAGGATCCTGGGCCTCTAGCTCTTTGGGACCGTCGAAGAGCGGGAGTGTCTCGATGGTCTTGCATTCACGGCAGACGAGAAGACGAGGCATTAAATGGCGAACCTGCCGTCGCTGGTCCTTTTCTCCCCACCGTCAGGGCCAGCCTCAAATATCCCAAATCCGTTAGCTCCCCGATTGAGATTCTTCCGGTCGGCCCAGTTCATTCGCCGGTCGGCGTCGGGGTAGTTGGACACGTTCATGTGGTGACGCTTATAGGTGCCGTCACACATGCCCTCGATCAATTCGGCGTTCATGGAACGATCACGTACGACGGCCATCAGAAAAGCTCATCCGGGTCGTAGCGATATTTACCATGCAAGGCTCTTTCCCTCTCCGCTGGATCAGTGACACGAAAATCAGACATCGATACCTCCTTGTGTGCTGACAATCCTGGGCGGCGCTCCAAGCCCCCCATCCCCGGTGTTGCCTGTGCAGGCTCCTCAGGTGGCGGTTTCTGCCCAGGGTGCAATTGCCGCCCCAGTATTTCGTTCTTCCCACCCGCACCATAGCTCGCCGCTGAACCAGGACCGGCATTTCTCTGGTCGATCTTTGCCTGCACGTATCGGTGCTCGGCCTCCATCTGCTTGGTAGCCTGGCGCAGTTCGGCAGTCTTCGCCCTCGACTCCCGTGTCCGTAGTCTCTGCGACTCCAACGCCTCACGTCGAGACCTATTCATTTCAGCAGTGGGCGGGGCGGGCGGCGGGGTGACGGTGGGGTGGTACGCCTGGGCAGGAGCAGGCCAGCCACCACCTTGGGGCGTCTTCGCCCGGACACTCTGACCACCCGCACTCCCCTTCACGGGGGCAGTCGGCTGGTCATTGTGGTCTCTCTCCTCCTTGTGGTGCATATACCCACCGAGAACCCCTGTGTTAATCGCCAGGCCTACACCGCCCATGATGGCCCGACCGAGCAGACGACCAGTAGTGCCACCGAAGACACCTCCGACAGGTCGCTCCCCGCTCGGGCCGATTCTCCCCATTGAGCCGATGTCAACCATTTATCCTGTCCTCTTCGGGAATTTCGTCCTGGTCGAAGTCCACACCCCAGACTAGGCCACAGAGGGTACTACCTTCCGCCGTTTCACACTCCTCACGATTGCAAATAAGGCGATCCGCCTCACCGTCGAAGGCAATACAATTTTCATGGGCGTCACCCAGCCACCACCATCGGGGCAAATTCACCAGACGTCCTCCACTCCTACGTTCCGGGCGCTCGTCTGGATACCGGCCACTCCACCGGAGAGATCCCAGCGGCGGTTGGGATAGCTGCGGTTCACGTCGAGCACCTCCTCGATAGAGGACTGACGCTGTTCGTAGGGCGGATATCCGTACCGGGGCGGGAAAGGGTCGATGTCAAGCGGCGGGCGGGTTTCTGCCACCACCTCTTCACCAGGGATCATGGCGGTACGCAGGGCGGCGGTGACCAGTAGCTCCTGGCTCGAATAATTCGGGCCAAGCTCCTGGTAAATATCACCTGAATTTTGCAGCCTCTCGGGGCGCTGCGGCTCAGCGATCATGGCTCTAGCCTATGCGACATCGAAGTGCATTCCATCAAGAGATGTCCATGCACCGGCCCCCAGAGCAGCACCGATAACAATTGCACCGGTAGACGTGACATCCACCCTGACCTGTCCCGATGTGGCGACATTAGAGAGTGCGGCGTAGAGTCGCCGTGCTGTTGGGCGGAATCCGACAGGGAGCGTAGCTATTACACCGTTGGCGGCTACCGCCGCAGTGGGATTGAGCAGCCCGCCCAGATAAACCACCTTGCCGATGCGTCGATAAAAAGGAATCCGAAACTCGCCACCATAAGCAGCCCACGGGGCGTTTAGGGTCAAGTTGACCGACCCCGTGTCAGCGAGCATCTGCTCCCATTTACCGTTCGCACCAGACCCAGTGAAGCCTCCACTCCACATCCAAAAAGACAGAGCGTTAACGGTGCCACGCATGACAGCAACAACGGTGCCCTCGATATTGAAGGGTTGGTCAGGCACCCATTCCAGAATCCATGGCCGGGTGGCATCACCGGATTGGACGAGCCGATAAAGCCCTGGCACCGTGCCGCCTGCCGTGCCAGAAGGCTCGACGTCCTTGACCAGGACAAGATTTACCGGACCCCAACCATCGACATTCGGGCCATTCCCGTTTGCGGCTGCCGTCAGTCGACCATTAGGCGGGCCACCCTTGAAGCCCTGAGCAGCCATCCCAAGAGATCCCGTATGGGCAGGAAGGGGGACGTCAGTGGCGAAATAGGATCTCTGAACAAGCTCGGTGGAAAAGGCCAGCCGCCGCCATTCACCCCAACCACTGGAGGTCCTCTCACGGGTCCAGATCCCATCCGTCTGGGACAACAGGAGTTGCTGCTGCCTTGCTGTGTCTACCGCCTCACTGCTGGAGATGTGGAACAGAAAATCCACTCTGTTCCCGGCAACAGGGATGGAATTGGCCTCGAACCGATAGACACGATGAACACCGGCAGGAGCAGTATTGAGGTCACCCTCTCGTTCACCAGCAGTGAATCCACCGAGCATCTGCCAACGATCAGGGCTAACCACTGGTATGTGGGTGCTAGTCGTCCCGACAGGGTTTATGTTCAGGAAAACCGAGCCATTCCACTCAACCAGATCGCCCCGACCATATTGGGTGGAGTAATTGTAGGTACCACGCCAGGTATACCCGGTTACCCCTTGGAAACCCTGTGCTCCTTGGACACCATTGGTGCCGGGAGTACCGGCCTGTCCTGAATTTCCCTGCCAGCCCTGAAAACCTTGATAGCCCTGAGCACCTTGAACACTCGCCCCCTGTGCTCCCTGAGCACCCACGCCCCCCTGCCAGCCCTGTCGGCCCTGCTCACCTTGAGGGCCGGTATTCCCTGTATTCCCGGTAGGCCCTTGGATGCTGCCAACATTCGACCAGTTCGGTGGAGGACCTGTCGCTCCTGGTGTCCAAATCCAGAGGTTTCCCCCGATCAGATAAGCGTCACCTGAATTTCCTGCGAGGGGCAGAAGTCCTGTGTTGGCAAGAGTGCCAATGATATTGACGCCCGACCCAGCCAGACCCTGATAACCCTGCTGGCCGACTGGCCCCTGGACACCTTGCCAGCCAATGTCACCTTGCCAGCCCTGGACGCCGTCAAATCCTTGCTGACCCTGACTTCCTTGCGGACCAGGACCACCAAGACCACCCTGAACCCCGAGGCCACCCTGAACTCCGATGGAACCCTGCAATCCCTGGAGTCCCTGCTGCCCGATTGGCCCCTGTATATTGCCAACATTCGACCAGTTCGCTGGAGGACCGGGCGCACCTGGCGACCAAACCCAGAGGTTACCGCCGATTAAATAGGAGTCATTGGTAGTGGCAGTAGAGGGCAATAAGCCTGTATTGGCAAGACTGCCCTTGATGATGATGCCGGATCCTGCTACCCCCTGAGCACCTTGGGCACCTTGGGCACCAGGAGTGCCACCCAGTCCCCACCAGGTAATGTCCCTCTCGGGACCTTCACGGCCTTGGAATCCCTGCCATCCTTGCCATCCCTGTGGGCCGGGTTGATTCGATGCGGACCCCTGTACTCCCTGCCAACCCTGCCAACCTTGAAATCCTTGCTGCCCTTGATACCCCTGCCCACCTTGAAATCCCTGACGGCCCTGCTCACCTTGGCGACCTTGGAATCCTTGATCACCCGCTGAGCCTTGGACACCGGTATTTCCTACAGGCCCCTGGATATTCCCCACGTTCGACCAATTAGGGGGCGGTCCCAGTGCTCCCGGCGTCCAGACCCAGAGATTACCAGCAATCAAATAGGCATCACCTGGTGCTCCAGTTGCTGGGAGTTGGCTGGTGTTGTTCAGAGTTGAGATGATATTTACGCCGGTACCAGCAATGCCTTGGTACCCCTGCCAACCTTGTGGTCCTCCAGATCCTGTGAATCCTTGCGGGCCTGCACCACCCTGCGACCCCTGGACAGACTCGCCCTGGAATCCCTGCTGTCCCTGCTCGCCTTGAGGACCAGGGCCACCAAGCCCACCCTGAGCACCAGGCCCACCCTGGACTCCGACATTACCCTGAGAACCCTGGGGACCTACGCCACCTTGTGGTCCCTCGATCCGACCCGCATTCACCCAATTGGGAGGTGGACCTGGTGCTCCAGGGGTCCAAACCCAAACATTGCCATCGATTAAATACGCTTCGTTGGTATCAGCAGTCGAAGGCAATTGGTTGGGGTTAGTAAAGCTACCCCGGATAATGATGCCGGAACCGGCTGTACCTTGAGCGCCCTGAGCGCCCTGGGCACCTGGGGTTCCACCTAATCCCCACCAGGTGATGCTGACCTCAGGACCCTGCGTACCCTGGTGGCCTTGATCACCTTGGGGACCGGCTTGGGTCGAGGGGGCACCTTGCCACCCTTGGTACCCCTGCCCACCTTGGTACCCCTGAGTTCCTTGAAAACCCTGCTGGCCTTGCCATCCTTGTAGCCCTTGGTATCCCTGGAAGCCCTGCTCACCCTGCTCCCCATCCCAACCCTGGTGGCCTCGAATATTGCCACCGAAGATCCACTCTCCTCGGGACTGGGACCAGACCCATATAGTCCCCTCATATAGCCAGGCCTCACCAGGCTCACCAATGACAGGCAATTCCGAGAGGTCTTCCACCTCACCCTGTACAGAGATCGAGACCCCGGGGTCACCCTGTGGTCCCTGAGCGCCCTCTCCTCCCCCGCCACCACCACTCCCGAGCGGCACTGTGGGCAGATAGGTGGGGTACGAGGGATCACCACCCTGGAATATGCACCAGACCACGCTGCCCACCACGGGAGGAGCATCCACCTTGATGAGCGGCGGTGCCCAGATCCGTACCGGCGTGGTGCCATAGACCTGGGGTATGAACATCTGGATGCGGTCTTGACGATTGGGATCATCAATAGAAACGACCTTGGCCGCATAGACACCGGGGTAGCTAGGCTGAGTTGACATAGGCAGTGAAGGTGTTCTGTGCTCTCCACCTATTGTTGACCAGAATCGTGGGCGGCACGTTGGCAGCCGTGTAACTGTAGGGATTCTGGGGCGAGTAGGCCACCATCAATCCCTGGATGGGCTGCTTCCCTGTACTCCCTATGGCGTCACGGCCCAGCAGGACATCCATGGCGTAATTGCTGCTGTCGATACGATGGCAGACCTCCCGTACCCACCAGGTCCCATCATTGGCGGCATCGACACCGTCTATGCCGATGGGCATACCCTGCTTCACTCCGGTGTAGCCGCTCAGTGTCGCCGTTGCCTGGTAGGTCCAACGGTTGGCCTCAGACATACCGGCGAGGGTGGCGAGGGCGGCACCACTGCTCGGCACCACCGTGTCGGACACCTGCTGGTAGAAGAGCGGGTACACGGTGGTCGATCCGAGAGGCTCACTATCTGTGCCGTCGTTGACAGCACCGATAATCTGACCGGTATTCAGATCAAGCCCATTGACCTGGCGTATAGCCTTCACCTGTGTCGGCATAGCGTCACCCTGAAGAGCCTGAAAATTACTGATCGTCTGAGCGACAATTCCGGCTGCGCTGTTACGGGTGCGGAATACCGGCATCGAGGGCCAGTGCTGCTCTGTACTGGTGTCACTGGAGACGAATCGCAGCAGGCTCTGGTTGCAGGACAGGGTGTAACCCACCTTGTCGGCCAACTGACAGAGGAATTGCCAGATGGTACAGCCAGTGGCACCGAGGCTCGGCCACAGGTAATCATTGGCCTCAATGACAGACGATAGGAAGTACTGCTTGGCGATCTGGGCCACGATAGAGGAGGCAGCGACGTTGCTCCACGAGCCAAGGTAAGGATCCTTCAGGGCATAGCTCACACCGAGACATACGACATCGTTGAAATGATTCGGATCTGGTTGTGCCCACTGATACTGCGTCTCAATGTGGTCCACGTAGCCGTAGAACCAGTCGAGATCGAGGGCACTCCAACCGTACTGGATCTGGACCGGCGTACCCGGCTGAAGCTCGGGCACGTTCATCGACTCACCCCGCAGCGTCACAATGGCGGTGTCATGCATGCCCTCGGACATCAGGATCTTGACCGAGTTCGTGGTCTTGACGGCCTGTCGCCCGCCGGGGTCGAAGACGGCATAGCCGTAAGCCAGTTGACCCATCTGGCCAAACTGGCGTATGGTCACGCCGGAATCCTGATCACTGCGCCTGGGGTCAGCATTTCCGGGTACCAGACTTCGGGGTTGGCGTTGGCAATTTTGTACCAATATTCGGAGACACCGTAGACGTTGGCTGCAATGAGATCAAAACGATCTCCGTGCTTTACGGTGTAATAGGTGAAGTTCCTTGGGAACGTTCGAGGGGGACTGAAAACACACTGCTGCATGCCCAGGTCAGCCGTAGGCACCGAGAGGACGGGCTGGCCGAAGTACCGGGATCCGGTCAAGATCATATGCTGATCCCTCCCTTCCTGTTTATCTGGATGATGCCGGTCTTGGCATTGAAGGACGAACCGGTAGCGTAGGGGAATTCCATAGCCGCTGTGTTCGGGTTGAGAGGTTCAGCAGTCGAGCCGTACATCCGGGTGACCATTGGATTCACGAGGTCATAACTGCTCTGAGTAGGCAGATACTGCCTGAGAATTGATATGTCACAGGTGCATTCAACAGGAACCATGTTGGCATCGAACATCGTGTACGTATAGTCGAAGCTGGCGATGTAACCCTGGAACTGGATCGAGAAGGGACCACCGAACACCACCTGTACCGGCATCGAGGCCGGAGGGGCAGACCCAGCCCCCGAAGCCCCCAGTCCAGGCTGGACGCCCTGGCTATATCCGGCCCCGACAGAGGTATCCTGCTGCACAGCGTCATACATTCCCATGAGTCGCTCGAAGGCTCGAATATCCCACCGAACACCGATAGCACCAGGGCCAGGGGAATTGTTCGGCCCAGGGTGGGCATCAGGCCCCTGCCAGACCTCGTACATGCGATTGAAAATGAAGGAGAAGCTGATCGTCTGCTGCGCCAACCATGAGGGAGCTATCTGTGCTGCAGTAGCTGACATCGTGGCCGGAGCAGGAGTCTGGTCACTCATGGTGCAGTCGGTTGAAATACTCGACGGATTCATCATGAAAAAGGCAGCAAACTGACCACCTTTTTGACCGTGGGGGTTGGGGTTCTTGTCCGAGGTCGACAGCAACTGAACAATGCCACCACGTACCAACTGCCATGCGGCTGAAACCTGACGCAGAGGACTGTTCGGGGATGGCTGGTAGGTGAATTTGAACCCACCAGCACTGCCCATGAAGAGCGGGGAAAAGGGAAGATTATTACGGGGGTCAGACAGGGCTGTATCTATATAGGCAGTATCAGCAGACCCCGTGTCCTGGGATCCAGAAATGGGGGAGTCAGATTTCTTGTTGTCACCCTGGTCAGTACCACTCCCGCCGGAGGACCCGCCACCACCCACCCGCTTGGCCCCGACAAATGGCTCAGTGCCGCTCCCGTTGAGGTCTAAGGGATTCATGCAAACATTGGCCCCTGTGTGTGGAGCCTCGATGGTCTGCCCACCACCCGCATACATTTTTACGTGCTGGTTCTGACCATTATTGCCAGGCTGTAGGTAACACAGCATGTCTCCGACCTCAAGGTCGGATTCCTTAACATCCTTGGCGTTCTTGCTGCCCTTAGGCATAACCGTGCTCAGCACCGCTTGATTGGACCAGATATCAGACACCACCCGAGGGATTGTGATCCCAGGACCATGAAGGTAGGAGTAGACCATCAGCCCAGAGCAGTCGAATGTGTCTGGTCCCTGGGCACCGTAGACATAGGCTGCACCTTTGTGTTTCTGGGCCTCTTGGTATGCCTGATCGCCAGGCTTGTCACCAGGCATCAGCTACTCCTCACGGCGGCGATGACACCAGGCTTGGACACTGCCTGCACAAATTGCTTGGCGATATTTTCCATTTGTGTCTGTGTACTGTTGGCTGGAACTTGGAGAGTAATCGAACCGGTCTTGAAGTTCAGATGGGTTACATTCCCACCACCGTTCATGGCACCATTACGGTTATAAGGTGCGGTACCGTAGTTGTCGGCGGCGGGTACCACCGACTCACCTCGGTGAAGAAGTGCTAGTTGGGTCTCGGCTATACGTTGTGTGCCACGGGCATACCCCACATATGCTCCACCTGCGGCCACGGCCTTGACCCCAGGGACATTACTTATATCATGGTACCGAGACTCAATATACTTGATTCCTGCTGCGATATTACTGACGGGATCGTTGATATTCTTGTCATATCCAGGGACCGCATTGGCCTTAAAGGTACTGGGAATTAGCTGCATCAAGCCAGTCGAAGCATGACCGGCAGCCGCATTGCTGTCCCAGTTATTCGTGACCCCTGGGTTCCCTCCAGACTCTTTCTGGATGATCAGGTTGAGGCCATTCGTCCAGGCGTCACCACTCACATTGGTGATCTTCATCGCCTGAGAGATCCAGCCCTTCAAATTACCTGAGGGCGCAGATCCGACCACACTGGATGAGGAGTCATCCGACGACGAGTCATCAGAACTGGCTGACTGCTTGTCGAAAAGACTCGACATATCAACAGGCGTGCTCGTCAGCATTTTGTAATTCCAGGGCAAGGTGCCGACTGATGGCGCAGGCGCACCAGCAAATCCGGTCCCCAACAAACCTCCCCCAGGCCCACCCCCCAGGCCCCCGGCACCGCCACCAGCCCCACCGAGACCCGCACCTCCACCGAGGAGACTGCCGACTACTCCACCGACACCCTTCACCACCCCGCCGAGGACATCACCGATGGTGCCAAGAATCCCACCGCTCTTTTTCTTCTGGCTCTCCTCTGGCTGATTGGCGTTGGTCTTCCCGCCGGTCTGCTGGCCGGTCCTGGTGCCACTGGCCTTCCCTGTCTGCCCCGTCTTGCCGGAGGCGTCTATCTGCCCCTCCACCCAGGCATCGGGTGGTTTCCCACCTTGGGCACCACCACCCTTCTGACCACCCTGAGAGAGCATCATTGAGATAAGCGATCCGTCAGGGGGCTTATTGAACAGAGAGTAGGCGACGGTGGTCTGGTCCAGATCGTTGATTTTTGTGCTCAGCAATCCGGCAACCGTGCTCGAATCAGCCTGACTCCCAGCTACCTTCGGCCCCCAGTACCCACGAGAAGTTCCAGACTGCCCTGCCAGAGATTTTTCAACCGACTTCTTTTCCGACTTCGACAGCACACGCTCCCCTGGGCTAAGGAGAGTGGGCACCTTATCAGTGTCAGCCTCACCGTTCAGCCCACCGAAAAGCCTGCCGATATTCTTGAAGAAATTGCTACTAACACCCGGCAGTTTACCCATGGGTGTCTTGTTGAGATCACCCTGCCATACATCAGGGACCTCACCACCACCCTGGAGATGCAGGCTGAACCCACTCAGTAATCCGCCACCACCTCCCCCGGTCAATCCCAGGTGCTGGCCGATCTGGCTGAAAAATCCGCCGCCGCCCCCGGGAGTGGCACCGATTTTCTGGACAGCACCGAGCAAGGCGTTCGCTGCCTTATTCAAGGTATCCGCAGCCTTGGCGAGCGTCGGCTCAGCCTGGGACTTCAACTGGGATTCCTTCGACTGCACCCGTAGTTGATCGTTATATGGTGTGTTCAGCCCAGCCTCCTGGGCACCCTTCTTGGTGCCCACATCTGGCATGCCTTTGCCTTGCTCCTGCATACCGATTTTCGTACGGGAGTAGTTCATGAACTGGTTGTACTCATCACTACCGGGTGTGATGCCAATCGAGGCCAGGTTCGATTGGCCATAGCCAGAGGACATGACCTGGTCGAACTCATCCTTGGTCGGCTTTTTCCCCTGGAACATACGGTTGAAGATCTGTTCGTTCTGCTGCTCGGGGGTCAACATCTTGCCACCAGGGCGAAGATTTATGCCGACTCTCAGGGCCGCATTCAGGGTTTGTGGCTGGTTCATCTGGTTCTGCGCCGCCATGGCACTCTGGTAGCTCATGCCAGGTGACAGGGTCATCAATTGCTGGGTGCCTTTTTGAACAGTGGCAAAATTCTGACTGGTCAGCCCACCCACACCAGGCTGCAATCCCATACTCTGAGCGGCATAGTAATTGCCTTGGGCATAATCGGCGGGACTCTGCGCCATCATGTCCTTGGGCATCACGTAGTACTGCTTTGCCGCCGCCGAGGTGTAGTTCTGCCCGGAGAGAAGCTGGCCGATGGTGGCACCCTGGACTGACGTTGCTATCGCACCGCCACCCCCGCCCTCACCCACGGCTCCCGCCGCATAACCGGCAGCAGCGGGCAGGATCGAGGTCGCCGCCCTCTGCATCATCGAACCCCCACCACCTGTCGACCCACTACCGCCATTCGGTGAGGTCGTCTGTGTCTCAGGAGCACTGGGTGTGGTGGGCCAGTTATTGCCACCACTCGGGGCTGTAGGGGCAGGAGTAGCGCCAGGAGCAGGACCCCACCCACCGTTGCCTGCAGTCGTCTGTGTGGGGGCAGCAGGGGCTGCCTGACTGGGCTGAGGGGCGAAGGCCTTGGCAGCGGCTTCGGCTGAACCCAGCGGGGCACCACCACCATTAGGGGCCGTAGTCTGCACACCAGGAGTAGAAACAGCCTGAGGAGCCTGAGTGGGATAACTCGTCCCGGCAATGGAATTAGTGGGCTGCTTGGGAAGACTAGGGGTGCCAGAAGCAACTGACGTACCTGCAGGGGTCAGGGCTGACCCCCACTGGCTGCCTAATCCACTGGGAGAACCAGTGCCCCCACTGCCCCCGCCCATCCCGGTCGAGGGACCACCCGCCCCCATCTGCCCCATCCTGGTCACCAAGGACTGGAATTTCTTATCCAGAGTGTCAAGCTGGGTGTTCGCCTGCTGGATCGTTTTGGAGACAGCCGTACCAAAATTGGTGACCCCGCTCACCAACTTGGTGAATTGACTACTGATCCCACCCAGACCAGTAGCGAATTCTTTCAGCGTACTCGGATTAAGCACCCCAAGGCCGTACCCACCACCATCAGGCATTTATCAAACCTCATTCAGGATGACATCGACCCAGTGTTTCCGCTCCGGGTAGGACATGAGCTTGATCTCAGAGAGACTCCAACCAGGAAACCGTTCAGCGATACGTTGATACTGGAGATAGAGCAGGCCGGTATTGGTGACTGACTCAACGAAATAAGTCGAGGAGGCTGATGGAATACGACGCCTCTTGCCCACACTCGGTACATGTGACCATCACCTCCTCCATTTTCGGCCCAGGCTGGGCCTCGGACATGGCGGTCGAGATCGCACGGCGGTCAGCCATGCTCAAGGTCTGGGCTATACCGTTAAGTGGCACCGGCTTCCCGTCATAGCGCTTGAGGCAACGATCAATGGCGATGCTGATCTCCTCAGGGCCGGTCCTGTTCCCGTCACCGATCATAGCCATCTGTGAGGCACCATCGAGCAGAGCCACAGTGGCAGTGTGATTATTGCGGAGCCTGACGTCGATTTCCTGCACCCTCGGGTTGTCCATCCGCTTTTCCCCGATGGAGTCAAGCTCGACCACCGTGCCGAAGTTCTTGCCACACAACCGGCAAGGGAATTCCTCCACCTCCCAGTCACTGCCGAAGGTCAGCACCCTGATGGCCAGCATCATGGACGCTCGATCACCTGCCAGCATTTCTCCCAATATCTGGGGCGTGGCACGGTGTGGACCTACCTCCAGCACGCACCGTTTGAGAAGCAGGTCGACCACCTTGGCCACACTCACGTTGGGGTTGCGTAGCTCCCGGGCCATGGCCTCTTCGTCGGCCCCATTGATCTCTCGAATGTGGGCCTCTTGGTGAAGCTCACCGTCCTGATCGACATACCCACCAGGCAGGAACATTTTGTCCGAGGGCAGGGACGGCATGAGAGGGACATCAGGACTGGTTAGCTCCCTGACAATCTGGTTCGCCTGCTCAGGATTCTCAGTGGGATCCATGAGGCTGCCCTCAAAAACATTGGGGTCAAAAACCCCAGCCTGCGGGTGAACCTTGGGATTGAATGGTTGGCTCAGGCTCATCAGTACGTGGCCGAGGAACTCACGTAGACACCAGGATCCGGCGAGGCGGCGGTGATCATGCCCCAGCCCTCGTGCGCCAGGGTCAGGTTCTCGATGAAGACGGCATTACCCCCAGCTTCGAGGTCGGAGAACGAATAACCCATGGGCCAGCAGTTCTGTACCACGAACCGCACCTTGATCGGGGGCACGCTATACGGCTCATTACCGGCGGCTCCGGCACCCGAGGTGATGGGGTGCTGCAGCACATCGATGGTGCAACTGATACGAAAGTCAGTGGAGGCACTGCCAAATCCAGCCCCGATATTCACCGAGAAAATTTGGGAGAACCATTGGTACACCTCCATGCCGGAGACGTTCCCGACACCTGCCTTGACCGGAGCGGCCATCAGGCCACGGGTCATCGTCAACGGGCCGAAGTCAGACTGCCCGGGCATCTTCCGGGTGGTGGTGTTGTTGCCGCCCTCACGGTAGGGAATGACCTCGTTGTTCACGGCCAATCCTGACACCGCCATGAATCCCATACGAACCAGATTGGGCAGGTTCGGATGGTTGAGGGAGACAATGAACCGGAAATTCCGCAGGGGATCTGAGTTGAGTGGTCGAGAGGTCATGGCTTCTCCTAGGTGGTGGTCACTGAAACATTCTGCCCGCCAGCCCACTGGCCAATCTTGATGACCACGAACTCGGCGGGGAATTCCAGGGCAACACCAATCTCAATATTGAGGACGCCCTGCTGGATAGTCAAGGGTGTGTTGTTGGTCTGGTCACAGATAATATAGAACGCCTCCGAAGCGCTTTTACCTGACAGGCCACCGCTCTGCCAGAACTGGGTCAGGAATTGAGCCAGGATCTGTGTTACCTGATTCCAGAGCACCCAGTCATTCGGCTCGAACACGGCGAATCTCGACATGGCCACCAACTCAGTGGCCAGGTAAATGATGGTGCGCTCGACTGATACATACCTGGTAATCAGGTAGGGCGAGAGCGTCCGGGCACCCCAGATCACCACGCCATATCCCGACATGGCCACGAGGCAGTTGACATTGGCGAGGTTCAAATCACCCTGGTCCTGGTTGGTCAGGGTGTATTCCAGACCGAGGACACCGTTCAGTGAGGCACCCAGACCGGCGGGGGCCTTTTGCACACCTCTCGTGATGTCGGTGTTAATGTACTGGCCCACCACGAATCCACCAGGTGGCATGAGTCTGGTGATACCGGGGTTCATGCTGTACGGATCAGCGATGAGCACCTGAGGGTAATAGATCGCAGCCTGGGCACTGGCCGGGATCCCGGGTGACTGGGCGTAAGCGACCATTCCATCAGGGGCCATCCCGGCGGGCGGATCGATGACCACAAAGCCATCGGTACGCTGCTCAGCGTAGGACACCACCTGGCCAACGTCGGTGACGTTGGTGACGCCTGGCATATTGATCACGAAGGGCTGGTTCGGGTACTGATCCAGTTGTGTCAGTGCCTGGTACTGGTCATTGAAGGTAATAGGCTGGCCCTCATCGCCACCTGATAGCTGTGTCGAAACATTCGACGGCGTCGGGGCAGGATTATTAGCAGGGGCTGGCGTGGGTTCAAGGACACCAGGGTCGTTCGCCAAGTCCACCAACCGAATGAAATTCGACCCGTTATAGGTGGAGTTGACCAGATCGAGGGCGTAATTGTGCTGACCCAGATGGGTGGACCCCGGGACCATCGAGAGGTCTGTCCACCGCTCCACAACATTTATGGGTGCCGTGCCCTGGTATTTCACCACAATACTGAAGGTGATCGGCACCGATGTCAGGGGGTCGAGCACCCGCCCAGGCAGGATGTCGACGTACACATCGTTGCCCCAGGTTCCCGGGTTCGCCGCCTGGACCTCTATGGAAGGCTGTGCCCCCTCAGAATTCTGGTCATCGAGGCTGGCAGAGGCAGTGGAAGGCCCCTGAGTATCCAGCCGAATAGCTCGAATAATCACGGCACTGGTTCCACCGGCAGAGAAATACCCGAACACCGCCAGGTGCAGACTGCTCGGTGGATACTGCGTCTCGAAGCCACCGTACAGCGTGGTGAACTGCTTCCACGAATTTACGATCTTCGGGCCTATCGGACCACGAGGAGCAACACCCACGAAGCAGGCCACCGCATTGCCGGGAGTGGCACTGATGTACGTGGGGAAGGCCGACTCATCGACGTATACCCCCGGGTGAGTTAGCGCTGGCATTTTCTACTCTCCTTCGTTGGTCCAGAGGACACGCTGCTCGGGGTCATCCTTCTCGACCAGACTGAGGATGACATGCTTGACACGGTAGTGAGAGGTGGCCACAGGCCATTCCACTTCGGTCGGAATGCGGACACGATAAATCTGGCGGAAAATCCGCTTGTCTGATTCCAGGGTGTTGGTGCGTGTGGTGCCGAGCACCTCAAGGCGTCGGGCCGTACCTCCCGGGCAATGCACCACGGCGAACCGAGGATCCAGCCTGCCGAGCGCCAGGGCGGAACTGATCTGGCTGATGTGCTGATTTATCCGAGCCGATACCGTGACCTCATAGTCAAAATCCATGGGGATGGGGTACTGGATTATCGGCGGGGCATAGGGAAGATCGTCGTCTTCATGGCCCTGGCTGAAGGGGATGTTCTGCAGGTACCGCCAAGCAATAGGGATCAGCCCACTGTGCTCACGCTCATGGGCGACACGCTCGCTCATGAAATTGATCGTGATATTCGGGTAGGTGATCCGCCGCTCTTCACGCTCAGGGTTGTGGAACCAGACCGGCACGGGACGAGGTGCCATCGGCTCGGAGTTCAGGTCTGTGACCGTCATGCCCTGAAGAAGGGTCTTCAGCCCCATGTCCTCCTCGGTATAGAGGCCGAGGAAGGGCGGATTGGGGTCAATATCAAAATCAGGGAACGTGACATGGCCGGTATCGGTCACGAGACGGCGTTCCTAAGGGCAGCATAGAAAGCACGCTCGGCATTTCCCGACTGCTGCTCCAGATCCTGGGTCACGTCGGTCAACTGATAGATGCCATGCATCTCCTGGGCCTTGTCCCGCAGGGGATGATCAGCCGGGATGCCGACACTGAGACCGTCCTCGTCCTCATAGACCTGCAAGGCCTGACCCACATCCTGGTGGTCGGGCAGGCTGTGCTCGCCCTCGACCCTCTTCTGCATCTCGTCCCGTAACTGAGCACCCGCCTGGGCTGCAGCCGCCTTGAGCGTCTCGGGATCGGACATCCCCTCATACATCTGGGCCAACTTCTTGAGTTGTGACAAGGCATACGTGTTGACACAGTTGTATCGGGAGGCCATTTTCCCTCCACTTCTAGGCGTTCTCAGGCGATTTACTGCTCATCCGGCGTTAGCGGGCCGGATCGTTCAATCGTAGGGCGGCATGGCGCAGGCACCCTGACCACCTCGGCGTAGCCTTGGAAGGTGGCAATGATCGGCAGACCATCAGGACTTCCGAACCCGTATGACATGACGGCGGGTAACCCGGGCCAATATCCCAACACCGATCAGGCTCTGCTCTACCCACCGGTCAACCCGATGTCGATCCAGCGCATCGCCCAGATGGCTCGACTCCACCTGCGGGATTTTCCTCGGCCATTTATCTGTCGGCAGACCTGCACCGGAAACGCTTGGCGATTCGAGCTACCCGTACAAAATGTGCTGCGGGATGACCTACAGGTCGTAATAACCGACACCACAGAACAAAATTCTCGAGAATTACGGCTCGACGTCGACTATTTTCTCGATGACCACGGCGGGTTATTGATCTTCAATGAGGCACCCAAGACGAGCCTCCTTCTGGTGGCGGGCGGAACGTACTACAGGGATTTTCTCCCATCCGAACTGGACATGTACGTTCGCACGGCTTATACCCTGCAGATGTTCGGCACCGAGCCGACAGCCAGCCTGGACATGGGCTACCCGGCACCCACAGGACCGCAGAGAAACTGCGACGGCATGCCCATCGATCCCTGTGGCCCGGACGGCTCAGGTGGCATGACACCTCCTGCCATGATCCCCGAGGTGCAGATCTATCCGCTCTCACTGAAGGTCACCATTTTGGCCCTGTGGGATATTGCCATCGGGGTATCCCAGCAGCACGATGTCCACACTCCTGACGGCGTCACGATCCCGATCAGCCAGACCTTCAGCCAGATCATGCAGATGGTGCAGGGTCTGGAGGCACAGTACGACTCGATCTGTGCGGCACTCGGCGTCGGCCTCTACCGAATAACGCAGTCCCGACTCCGGCGAGTCTCTCGCACCACAAAGAGGTTGGTGCCCCTCTACCGCAGCAAGGAATACGACGACCTCACCTGGCCGCAGCGGATCATGCCACCCATTGACGAGGTGGACGTGCAATATACCTACCAGGGACAGTGGAATCCACAGCGGAGTTACCAGGCCAATGACCTGGTCGACTCAAGAAACCGGCGCTATGTCGCCAACCAGGCCGTACCGGCTGGCATCAATCCCGACACCGAGGTCTGCGCCGAGGGACCGAGCGCAGGCCAGGGCTGGTACTGGAGTTGGACTAGCATCAATATGGGTTGGGTGGGTTGGTGGTAGAGATGGTGTATGAGGATCGAGTGGTAGTGTCTCCTGTATGGAGACGATCACCCTCAACAAGAAGATCGGACGATGGACTGTCATCGCTGGCCCCTTCTTCACCGACCCGAACCATCCCAAGTGGACATGCCAATGTGAGTGCGGAACGGTCAAACTCGTACGAGACGACCTCCTCCAGAATGGAGGATCAACATCCTGTGGCTGCTCTCGCTGGGGCCGACAGGCTGAATCTCACGGGCAGTCCAAGACACCTCTATACCGTGTCTGGGACACCATGTGGGCTAGATGCAATAATCCCAAGAACCAGCGCTATAAAAACTACGGCGCTAGAGGGATCAAGGTCTGTGACGAGTGGGTATTGTTCAGCACCTTCGCCACCTGGGCGAAATCCTCTGGTTACGAGGATGGCCTCACCATCGAGCGACGTGACAACGATGGCAACTATACCCCAGAAAACTGCACTTGGATACCTAAGCGACAACAACGTCGCAACACTCAGAAGACCATACGCATCACAGCCTGGGGCGAAACCAAATCCTTGCCTGAGTGGATCGAGGACCCTCGCTGCGGGGCGAAATACCACACGGTCTACGCTCGCCTCCAGAAAGGGATGGCTCCAGAGGATGCCCTCAAGTGAGGTGGGGTGGTGGTGAAAATTCAATTCATGCGTCCCACTTTCGACCGCATCATGCGTGTCTCCACGCACATCATCGCTTCAGTAGGGTTGGCCATTCTGGCGTGGGACCACTTTCTCTATGACCAGTGGGCGATTTTCGGAGCGGGCATTGCTACCATCATCGCATTACTGATCCTGCTCTTCACCGGCAAAATCATGATGTGGCTGATCGTGGCCGCAGCCTGGATCTATGCCATCGTGATCGAACTCGTTAGGGTCACCGACACCTATGCAAAATGGGGTGTCGCTCTGATCTTCCTGGCGATGGCCTTCAGTGCGCTTGCCACCTACACCAACTGGCGGCTGGGGAGGTACCGGGAAACATGAGCGCAGCCTGGCAGCAAGCTCTCGCCGCAATCGTTGCCGCCCTTGTTCCCATAGTGGTCAAAATGCTGAACGACTGGCATGCAAAAATGATGGAGGACAAAGACCAGGACAAAGAGGTGTCAGGTGGGCAGTAATCTTTACGTTCCTGAGTGGTGGTCCAAGTACGAGATGACCATGATGAATGACATCATGAGGAATTACCAGCGTACCTGGGGCGAAAACGTCCTATGGATGGAATATGACCAGCTATCAGCCAGGAAGCACGATGTCTACGATGAGGGGCCGAGCCGAGCCTGGTATCCACCCATCGAGCTACCGGTCATGTTTCTACTCTTCCGCCAGGACGATCCGATGGAGGGGGCCGATGGCCTCTACACCTTGTCCACGGCCAGCATCACCTTCCAGGTATCGGTGGCGCATGACCGGTTCAGATTCAATCCCCTTGAGACGGCGGCTCATTTTCGTGACCGGTTCAGCTACGACAGTCGGCATTACCGGGTGGCTCACTACGAAAAGCAGGGCTTTGTCCACGGGCAATATCTGACCATCACCGCCATGGGAGAGGAAATGAAGACCGAGGAGATGGTCAACGACATGCAGCAGCATGACTTCTTCCACCAGACCATGGTGTGGTGAGATGGCACTGGTCAAAAGCTACAATTTCCATTGCAACGGAGGGAGTGACTGGCACCGGGAGATCCGAGTACGTGACGTCGACACCTGGAGCTTCGTCAAGATCCATCAGGCCATGATGGACGTTCGGAATACGAATTTCGTACTGGCTCTCCGGCTCGACGCCGAGAACGGGCGATGCGTCGTCCTCGAAGACGGGACGACGATCCAGTTGCACCTAACCGCCGAAGAGATCGAGCACTATTTCCGGTCAGGTAATTACCCAGGGGCAGTACAGGCCGTAGGTTTTTGGGGCATCGGCAGGTCCTATCTCTACGATCTTCTCGTCTGGTACACCAATGAAGAGGAAGAGGAAGAGGAGTCCGTACGGGGCCGTCTCATGCGGGGCTTTTTCTACGTCGACCCCAATATCACCAGGCCAGACGAACCAGACAACCTACCCCTTCCGATAGGGCGACGAGGTAGCCATGTCCAACACTGACGTCGATCTTTATCCCGAGCTTCCCATCACCGTCTCTCCGACCTCGGAGATCGTGGAGATACTGGTACCTGGCTTAGCTGGGCCGGTCGGACGGCAAGGGCCTCAAGGCCCACCGGGCATCCAGCCGGGACCACAGGGGCTACAAGGGCCTCAGGGATTACAGGGACACACCGGGCCTCCTGGTGGATTCAATATCCAGGCAGTAATACCTGACCTCCGTTTCCTGCCATGTACCCCTGACGTGACGCAGATGGGCAAGGTCTGGCTCGTCGGGCCGGTCAACGGCAGCTATGAAGTCTGGTGGTATGACTCAAGACTGATCAAGGGCGATCCTGTCGGCTGGACAAAGCTTGAACAGATATCCGGGCCGGAGGGACCACAAGGGCCTTTTGGTATGCAGGGATATCAGGGAGAGCCGGGACCGAGAACGACGATCAAGGGCACCGTGCCATTCGTGATGGATCTGTCCTCCATCGAGGATCCACAGCCGGGGGATGGCTGGATTATTGGTGAAACCGGCGAACTGTGGGTCTATAGCTAAGGAAGGCAGGGCAGGCAATGTCCGGTGATTGGTCGAATGTCGGTGTAATCCGAGGGCCTCAGGGCCTACAAGGGGATCCCGGTAATACAGGAGCCGATGGGGCCACAGGGAATCAAGGATCTCAAGGCCATCAGGGCGGGCCAGGAACCGCTGGGGTTGATGGAGGCATCGGCCAGCAGGGACACCAGGGCCACCAGGGAAATGTCGGAACACAGGGTAACCAGGGCGGTCCTGGGACCGCCGGAACTGCGGGCGGAACCGGAGCGCAAGGAAATCAAGGGCATCAGGGAAATCAGGGGAACCAGGGTGGGGCTGGCAACGCTGGGGAACTGGGTCAGCAAGGACACCAAGGGCACCAGGGTGGTCCCGGCGCACAGGGCGATTCTGGGGCCGGTATTCGCATTGTCGGCACTCTCCCGGGCCAGGGACCGCCGCCTTCAGGCGGGCAACCAGGAGATGCGTGGCTCGACATCGACGGCAATTTGTGGGTCTGGGCGTAAATGAGTAACTGGAACAACGCCGGGAACCTGCGGGGGCCACAGGGCGACTCTGGGGCCGTAGAGGTCTATGAAGGGACGCAGCAGCCAGATACCTTGAATCTCGGTTCTCTGTGGATAACCGAGGAGCAAATACCTCAGGGCACTACCGGACCTCAGGGCCACCAGGGAGCGCAGGGGGCCTCCGGTGAGGGAACCTCTGGAATAATCGGTGACATAGGGAATGCCCTGATAGTCGGCCCAAACCTGCTGGATGCAGAAAGTTCTTCTTTTGAAGGCGGCACTTCAGGAGCTTGGGGCGTCACAGGATCAGCGAACACCACGATTGAAGTGGTGACAGGTAATGCGACAGTCGGTGACCGAGCTTTAGCCATAACAGACGCCCTACCCTATGACGTACATAACTTCGCAATTGAGCTAGGGTACACATCATCTCCCATTGCAGTAGAGCCTGGGGAAATTTATGTTTTCTTGGCTGATATCTTCATCCCAACCATACCGACGACAATCGATGCAGGTGTTCGGGTGGAGTGGCAATGGAGTGCAGCCAATGAGGATCACTTCTCCTCCGCAGGCATCAAATTCACACTCCTCAGGAAAAGAGCGGGGTGGCATTCGGTTGCCTTGAGATCCGCCAGCAGATGGAGTAACGACCTCGATGACTGGGAACCAAGGGCACCAGAAAATGCTGCTTTCGTACGGGTTCTCTTCGATGGCTGGACAAACGACAAAACAGTCCTGCTGGACAACGTCAGGATTCACCGACTGCTCGTCGGTGAGGGGGCAGGATCAGGAGAGGGTGGAGCACAGGGGAGCCAGGGTGCTCAGGGGCATCAGGGGGGGCCAGGATCCCAGGGGGGACCAGGTACCTCGACTACCGGAGAGCAGGGCGCACAGGGCCACCAGGGGTCACCTGGGGGCACTGGAGAGGCTGGAGGACCAGGGGCGCAAGGCCACCAGGGGTACCAAGGCTCCGCTGGAGAACTGACCCTGGTCACCCAGAGCGGGGCTTCTTACACAGAATCGACCGCTCCCACGATCCAGGCTGGAGAATTCCACGATTTCACCTCGACGGCCCTGACGGCACTGGCATTCCAAATGCCAGCGACAGTCGACCCCAGCTATAGGTCGGCACTCACCTTTCGCACCCAGGTTGACACCGACAGGATCAAGTTCTGGCAGGCACCAGGTCTATGGCTTGAGGGACGGGATTGCACCGATGAGGGCGTTTTCCTACCCAAGGCCAAGGCCCACTATCGGATCGACTTCGGCTACATCCGGCCTCGGAACGCCACCTCGTCAGGTGACTGGAAAGTCAGAGGAGTTGTATCAGGCCCTCGATTTGCGGGCGATTTCTCGCTCCCGCAGAATGGCTCATCGCAGATCAGTTCGGTTATTTCCCTCGCTGATGCCTGGTTCAACACCACCCAGTCATACAGACCCAGCGTGTACGGCTACGACGGGGCACTCAACGAGGATTGGTCAGGAGCGTCACAGATTGACTGCTCCACCTTCGTGAGCCTGGTCATGCGGGGAATCACCATCGAGAACTCCAAGTATGCCAGTACGGGCAACTCCAACAACGGCCCGAACACCTGGGCGAACTCCATGCCACGCAATGCCTCCGAGCAGGCCAGGTGGTGCGTCACCAACGGGTGGAATTTTGAGGCAGGTCAGAACTGGGAGAATGTGCGGGGAGGCGACATCATCTTCCAGGCACAGGGCGCTGCAAGTGCCCACGGGACATGGGGCACACGCTACGGCTGGATCAGCCATGTCCAGATTGCCGACAGTGATCTGGAATTCACCTCAGCAGTACCGTGGGAGGCAGGCAGCATCTCGATCTCAACGGGCCGGAACCTCTCGGCAAGTCACCAGAACGTGACGAACCGAGCACGTATGACACAGGGATTGCCACTCCCTGTTCACCCCATTTTCGACGGCCTGCTCTTGGCATTGCCTGAGCCGTACTGCTTCATCAGCACGCACTTCTACTCTTGGCCCGATGTGAACACCTGGATCTGTTCCAACGGTGCCAAGGGGTTGGGCTTCGGCTACATGGGTCGGCGGGGGCGAGCCTGGTGCCCAGTGCCTCGGGGTGCTGCTTATTTCCGGTGTGCGGTGGGGAAGCGGGACGATGTCGGGAACTACCTCGACATCGAGCCGTCCGAATTCTCCAGCATCCGCTTATCCTATGGTCGGCCTGCCATCTATGAGGTGACAACAGGGACGACAACCTACCCTGGGGCGAAGCCACCTTTCTTCCATCGTGGGATGAGTCGTCGTAATCTCCAGGGCGTGCGCCTCCTTGCCCGTCCACCACTCGGAGGTGCCTGATGAGCATAAGCGGTGATCCCGGCGACCCCATTTCCGGTGATGGTGATGATGGTGTTGATGCTCCGGTCCAGCCATGGCAGGCGACAATTCGTGGACAGACAGGCCCACCAGGAGCACAGCCAGTATTCGCTGAGCTAGCACCACCAAACCCACGCAGCGGAGAGCTATGGGTAGAGCCACGCCGATCAGCCTCCTCTGCCTACCACTCTCGCATTGCTAGCAGGAGTGGACTATTCCGCTACTGGCGGATGGACGATCCACCGAATTTCACCGACTCCAGCCCAGCCAATTCCACCCTCCTCGGTACCGGTAATATCTCCTCCTCTATCGGATTGTTGCCATGGGATGAAGACACCGCCGCCGCCTGGGGAAACACCTCCAGAGCCGAGGGAGACATCACCGGCCTCGGCAATCAGTGGTCGGTGAGCGTACTCTTCCGCACGGGTACGGAGAACAGGATCATGTGGTGCTTCGGTACCCCTGAAGATCTAGTTCCTCTTCCCTGGCAATGCCTAACCAATACCAGCGGCGACTTGCAATTTCGTCCAGGCCCATCTGGAACCGGCGGCACAACCCGTCAATCCCCTGGCACCCGTCCACCCGGCTTTGCAGACAACGTGACCCATCATGGTGTCGTCACCTGTGATGGCACTTCAGCAATCGCCTACTGCGACGGGGTTGCCGCCACGCCGGTCACCACCTCCACTCAACCACAATTGGCAACAGCAATATCCTCGCTCACCACCAAATTCACCTTGGGGCGTGGAGGTACCTCCTTTGCTGGGGTTCTGGATGAAGTGGCGATATTCAATCGGGCGCTGACACCACAGGAAATACTGGGCGACTACGAAGCAATCAACGATCAGAGCAGTAGTGGTGGGGATGTCGGCTACGCCCTATCGATGTGGAACGGAGAGGGCTGGAAGGATCTCGCTGGAGGAGGCGCAGGGAGTCAGGGGCCACAGGGATCCCCAGGGCTTGTCGAAGTTCATGAGCAGGCCCAACAACCGGACACACAAAATGCCGGTGCCCTCTGGATTACCGAGGAGCAATTACAACCCAGCCCAGGTGGCGCTAGCGTTGCTGGTTTGCCGGGGGCAACACCGTTGGTCGACGGTCGGTGGTATGTCCCTGAGAACATCGGTGCCGGTCCTCACGTTGCAGTCACTCTCCCCTCTGGATGGTTTCGGTTCGCCTTTCTCACCGCCGGTAGAACCTGCACGATCACAGGTATGACAATCGGGTTGGAGGAGGCGGTCGACTCAGGGGTCACTGGCCACCTCGCTATCTACGTCCTCGACCGTCAGACGGGAATCATCAGCCACCGGGCGACCGCCGCTTCCACCGTTCCATCGGGCACTCCCGCCGGTCTTTACCAGATGGGGATCAACTGCCCAGTCGAGGTTGGCGAAGTGCTGGTCCCCGTCATCGGAGCGGTGGGCGGGACGATGCGGGTCGTTGCCGATAACTTTAACTGGGACGGCATCAGGGACTACAACCTACTCGGTGCTGTACCGACCCGTCAGTTCTTATTCGGGCTGAACGGCATGTTCGGTATGAATCCGAATGGTACCCGTGATCATGGTCGATGGGTCACTCCCGCTATTCAATTCAACGGCACCTGGGGCGCATCCTACAACCTGCTTACAACCCAAGAGGACTGGCTGGAGGGCGACCGTCCCCGCATCGCCATTGCCACTGGGGTCACTGTCCCATGACCGCCGTCCACGTCCTACTGGTCCTGCTCGGATTTCTGCTAGGGCTTAACGTGGATCTCTGGTTGTCATTCCGACGCCTAGGCCGAGAGTTGAAACGGTTGCAGCGACTCCAATACGAATCGGATATTCTGCGGAAAATGGAGAGAGACTTTGAGTGACCAACGAGCGGTACGCATCCGCACCTCCACGGGCTGGCGGGATCTCGCTTACCAGGGGCCTCAGGGTGCTCAGGGCGCTCCAGGTGGAGGCAGCGCAGAACAGATCTGGGTTGGTACAAATCCGCCAAACCCCCGTGATAATTTCCTACTATGGCTAGAGCCACCACCCCCGCCGTCGCCAGTCATCCCCACCATCACCGTCGCCGGATCATCTTCCAATGCCGGTGCTGCTCTATCTCCGACAACGCTCCCCTCCGCTCAGGCAGGCGACTTGGTGATCCTCGTCGCCCGTCGAGCAGGTAATAACACACCACCAACCAAGCCGAATACAACTGGGGGCGGTTCTCCCAACCTCACCTGGGAGCAGGGACCCAACGGAGGTGCCGACAGCCTGAGTATCCAGAGTGGCCATGTCGTCGCCAACGGTTCCAATCTCACCTCGGGAACCTGGACGAACGCCAACCACACGGCAGCCATCACGCTCAGAGCAGCAGATGCAACCTTGGCTCTCGGGGCGACTTCACAGGGTAACGGAAATGCTGCCGATGTCACCTATCCGGCACTCAGCCTGCAAAAGACAGACGGCAGTTCAATGGGTGTACGGGTAGCCATCAGGACAACAGCGGCCACTGCAATGGCAGACCCGCCGCCGGGATGGAACAATCGCCTAGTACAACCGGCTGGTGCCGGTGCTCTGCTGACAGTGCATTACAGGGCAGGATTGACCACTGATCTGACAGCAGACACCGTGGCCATCAGCGGCTCTTCTGCCTGGCGAGCATTGTCCTTCGAGGTCATTGCCACATCGACAGCACCTCCACCACCTCCTTTGACTGAGGGGGGGATTTTCCACTTCTGGAATGGTGCTGCATGGGAGCAGGTGATAGCCGGTGGAGGGGGCGGTGCGAATATGAGTGTAGGCCCTGCCCAGCCCAACAATCCAGGTATTGGAGATCTCTGGTTTGAGACAACAGCATGACCATCACGATTGCCAGTAGTGCTTCGGCAGCAGCCACCAATGTCGCTATGCCAGCCCATCAGGCTGGCGATCTGATCCTGGTCACGGCTCGGCGGGCGAACAATACGGCAAACAGCCTCCCCACTATTTCCGGGCTGACCTTTACGAGCCTCCAGACCGGCGCAGCAAACACCCTCGCCTTGGTCACTGCGTGGACAAAAGCGACGGCCTCGAATCATGGGACCGTCACCTCAGCAAACGCCAGCCACATCTGCGTTCTTGTCCTGCGCTCCAGTCACGGCGGAACCCTAGCTGTTCCTACCGGTGGATCCTCAAGCGGAAATGCCAACAACCAGACCAACACCATTTATCCAGCGCTGACTCTCTCCACCACAGGTGGGACATCAATGGGCGTCAGGGTGGTGACCAGAGGGGCGGCACACGCCAACACCGCTGGCTCTCCTCCCTCAGGGTGGACGAACAGCATTGCCCAGCCTGCTGGGGCCTCGGCACTCATGGCGGTCCACACCAGGGCAGGACTGGCAGCAAACCCCGCAGCAGACACGGTGACCGGATTCTCCTCTTCGCCCTATCGGGCGCACACCATCGAGATCACCGAGGAGCAGCCGCCCCCAGTAGACCCACCGGAATACGATGAGCTAATCGATGACTTCAATCGGGCCAACGGGCCAGTACAAGACGGTGCAGGAGCGGACATCTGGACCGGTCACAGTGCTTGGGGTAGTTGGGCGTCTGATTTCCAGGTCATTGGCAATACCCTCGGCAGCCCCACCGGCCAGAACTGGGAGAGCACAACTTCCAAGAAGAAAATCCAAGGAGAGAACTGCGACCTGATCGTCAAATGCGTTGTACCGCCGGATCAGGCAGCAGACGATGTAGTCACCTGGTACATGCTGGCGAACAACGTCGAAACCAGCAACATGAAAACCTGGGGCTGGCAGATTTATGAAGGCGAACTCCTCCTGTACCTCATCGAGGGGACCGACTACACGCAGTGGACCTATATCGGTGGCATCGCACACCGCATTACTGCCAATGAGGAGTTGTGGTTCTCCAAGCGTGGGAACGTGTTCACTGCTTATGCCAAGCCAGCCAGTGGGCAGTGGACACAACTCTTCACCGCCACATCGAATCTGTACCTCCCGGCTGACGGGTATTTCGGTCTTCAGGTAACCGACGCCACCCAGCGGTGGGACGATCTTCGGGGCGGGCCTCTTGCTATTACCGGACCTGAACCGGATCATGAAGACCTGATCGATAATTTCAACCGGACTGACGGTAACCTCGACGCCGGGGACGGTGCGCCCATTTGGGTCAGCGGCTGGATCAACTCTGGCTATCCCGGCAGTCTGCGGGTTATCAGCAACACGCTTGGACAAACTGCCAGCGGTTGGAACCAGGGCTTCGTGCGCCCCACCTTCAAGGAATTGCAAGGGCCTGACTGCGATGTATTGATCGACTGCGTGACCAGTCCTGGCGGTGCCCAGTTCTCCTTCTGGATAATGTTGCAGAACCCTGGTTCGGAACAGACCGGCCTCCGTCTCGCTCAGTATGGGACAGAATGGTATCTGAGCCGTGAGGTTGCCGGTGTGGGAACCAACCTGGCCGGTGAAATCGCACCGGGAATTGCTAGCGGTGATTCGCTCTGGTTTGCCAAGCGGGGCAATGTCCTCGCCGTGGGCCGTCGTCCGAGCGGTGGCCATTGGACGGAGGTCATCAGCACTGCCAATATCGGTTCACCAGCTACCTCTTGGACAACGGGTGCTATTGGCATTGAACTGTCCGAGAACACGTCACGCTGGGACAACCTCCGTGGTGGGCCATTCGTAGAAGCTTTGCCTCCTGGTCCGGTCAAGGCGTGGGATGGCACGAAGTGGGCATCAGGAAATCTGCGGCGATGGGGTGGAGACATCAGCGGTATACGTGAATATGGCACACCAGCAGCAGATCGCAATTACGCCCTCTTCGGTAATGGTGGGTCATCCAACCTCATGTGGAAGGGCATTGAGTGGAACGTCAAGCGCAATGCTGGCGGGGAAAGGGTCGGACCCGGCAACAACTTCTGGTCTAACAACATGGTGTTTATTGACGGCCAGGACCGGCTCCATCTGAAAATCGCCTACAACGCCTCCCGTAATGGCTGGGAGTGCGCCGAGATTATCAGCAAAAACAACTTCGGCTACGGCAGGTACGAGTGGACACTGGACACGCCGGTTGATCCAGTGCCCCTCAATGTGGTGGTGGGACTGTTCACCTGGGATTCTCGCTCCAGTGACTCCTGGGATTATTGCAACCGAGAGATCGACATTGAGTTCGCCAGGTGGAGCTACCCACAGCCCACCAACGGCCACTGGTCTTCCTGGCCGAGCATCGTGCCCGATCCCGCCTATACAGAGTGGCGGGACTACTTCTGGTCAGGACCCAGCATCAATGGGGCCGATCTCCGGTACACCGAGGCCGACACGCCACTGCCCACCAAGCACTGGTTCGATTGGCGCTCAGGACCACCACGCTCGGTTACCTGGACCTCTCCGACCGGCAGCCCGTCCACCTGGAAGGCAAACCCGCAGTTGCCCCGCAGCTATTCTGGGGCCACCTGGAACGGATTCCCTGACGGGCAGGCGATTGCCAATGTCGGTGATGACGGTCCCAGCGTTGACATGAACCTGTGGATCTCAGGGACGGGCGGGCAAGGACCAGGGGGGACCGGCCCGATAGGCGGCGAGGTCGATTTCATCATCAGAGACTTCAGGTTCATCTCTGAGGCCACCATGGAACAGGCTGGTGGATGGGTACCAGCCAAGGTATGGGACGGTAGCAAGTGGATCTAGAAGAGGTACAGCACAATTCCCAACCACCAAGCCTCCTGGTGGTGGACGAATTCTACAAGGATCCAGACGCCATACGAGAATTCGCCCTCGCCCAGGAGTACGGTTCAGACCTCGACTACTTCAAGGGCTTGCGCTCAAAGGAGCGATTCCTCTTCCCCTGGCAACGTGAGGAATTCTCTCGGCTGCTCGGCACACCCATCACGGCCTGGCTGGAACACGGGATGAACGGTGTCTTCCAGCAGACCTCACAAGAGGACAACCTCGTCTGGCACCACGATGGTCAGGATTATGCCGGGGCGGTGTACCTGAACCCTGACGGCGGGCCAGAAGATGGGACGAGTTTCTGGCAACACATTGCTGACGGCGTTCGTCGTAAGCCCACACATCCATATGAGGTCAGGCGGCTGGAGAAATACGGGCCTGAGGCAATCAAGGACGCTGAGGCGTCAGTATATGACCCGTACAACCTGGAGCACCCTGACAGTTGGCAGCTAGTCGACCAGGTCGCCGGGATCTATAACCGGCTCGTCCTCTGGGACGCCAGCCTCATTCACTCAGCGACAAGCTATGTGAATGGGCCTCGGCTGGTTCACCTATTCTTCTTCGACGTCTAGGAGTCCTCGCCCCATAGCCGCAATGGCCAGACGTTGTCGGCGTACCCGACACCACCAACCATGGCAGGGTCAGCACCGGACTCCATCAGGGCCTGCATTGAATCCCTGAGTCTGGGCCAATCGAAGCGTATATTTCCATGGGTGGTAGCGGCGATACACATCTCGCTACCACCATCCATCTCCACCATTCGGGGGCCTTTTTCAACCTTGCCCCTGACCCAGAAAAATGACTCTGAATCCATTTGGCTCACAGGCTGACTCCCGGCGGGAAGGGCATGGCGAACCAGCCCAGTGTGTCACTCATCCATGGCCTAGCAGCAGAGGCTCCAGGTCCAGCACCCGGGTACCAGTCACTGGTCTTGGGATCCCACCATCCATCAGGAGTCGGGGGTTCGGGCGACCAGGAGGGTATCCTGCCAAACCACACCGTGCCACCAGGCGCAGTCACGTTGAACTGCAGAGCGGCATTTCCGTTGACGGTCAGGGAACTCGGGGCATCATCGACAGTCTGGCGGCGGTAGACCATTTGCCCTGTCTGCGGGCCAGCCTTCGTAATAGGGTCAGCAACAGCACAGAGGCCATCGAATCCGATCCGTAGCCTGCCATCATCAGGGTTAAGACGGTCGAAACTCGTGAGGGTATTACCGAGAAGATTGGAAGCCACCGGCTCAAGATTCACCTTGAGGTCACGGGCATAGTCAAACTCAGGCGTGTTGAGACCCACCAGGTTTGGGGTTGTGGGCCAGAGGGCAGCCAGCGTGACGTAATGTACCTCATGAGCGGCGGCATTTATTATCCGAATACGGGGATAGAGCCAGTAGTACTGGGCAGGGCCGTCCAGGTCAGGATATACATCGATGGGCGTGGTCAGAGTGAACAGCGACCAGTGACCGGCCACCGAGGTGAAGTTCTGCTCCGCAATGAGGATCGGCTCGTCAGACCCTTCGTCGGCCCAGATTGAGAGGTTGACCTGACGGGCTGTGGGCGACCAGACACCTACACGAAAGGTGGCATTTCCAGGGCCGTATGTCTCCGACACGAAGTCGGTGATAGGGATGCCTGCAGTGCAGGTGTCCAGCGTACCCGGGCCATCGGCAGACAGGCTCATACCGCTATTGAGATATTCCGGTGACCACACAGGGAATCCATCAGGGTACATGTCACCCAGAGGGCTGGAGGTCCCAGCCATAGGCAGATCAGGGATCCAGGTCAACTTGAATCCAGTGACCTCGACATTCACACCACCAGAGCCGAAGTAATACCCGAAGGTCTGATTACAGAACCAGTCCGGGTCGAACCAGGTGCGCTCCTTTTCCTCCTCGAAGCTCGCCCCCCTCGGGGGCCAGGACTGCCAGGTACCTATCCCGTCTGTAAAGGCCGAATCATCGAGGCATAGCAGACAGTTATAGCCATGGTGAACCAACCTGGAGAAGGGGTAGCTCGTCATGATCGAACACCAATCAGTAATACCCCGAGGAGTGCCCTTCAGCTTGAAAAGATGCACGGCGTTCTGTACCAAGGTGCGCTCCTGCTGCATCCCGATCTCCGGCTCATGCACCAGGGCATACTGCTGAGCCATCAGAGGCAGGAGCGCACCCGAGCAGTGCATGGCGTCATTGACGCTCATGAGCGATTCAAGCTCGGTGCGGATGAAGTCGAACTGGAATCCGATCAGACCCAGGAATCGCCTGAGGGGCGGATCCGGGTTAGGAGAATTCGGCCAGGGCACCAGGATCGATTGACCCAATGTCAGAGGAGTCGAGATCACCTCACCGTTGATGTACGCCAGGCTCTCTGGCGTGGTGCCGTAGTGGGAGGCGAGTGTCTGCCACGAATCACCACTCTCCACCTCGTAGGGCCTGAAGTCATTCTGCCGGGGCAGGGCCAGAGGGTTGTAGTGATCCACCAGGACCCAGTCACGGTCCCGGTAGGCCTCGGGGAGGAGCATGTACAGCCGCCAGCCATAGTTCCAGTTGAGGGGCACCAGGCCGATCACATCGGAGCAGCGGATCCAGATCTGGTCCTGGTTGGACCAACCCCACATCGTGTAATAGAAAAACCCACCACCAAGACCCACATCAATAAAGTTCGGTAGCCGATCCACGGTGTCGGTGAAGAGCACATAACCATCCGAGCCTGCGTCGGCATTCGTGGTAGTGCCGGGATCAGCGCCGGGATTCTGGGAGAGGTTCAGGCCGGTACGCACCAGGCGCAGAGTCACGCAGTCAGGGGATACGGGCTTCACCCAGGACAGGTACAGGCTGGAATAGCTGAGAGGCATGGTGGCGAAGGGCTGAACAGAGAAGTCAGGCCGCTCAAGGGCGGGATCCCGCCCGAAGCGACCTACTCCGTAAAATCCAGGCCATATACGCCCATCGTGTCCTCCTCCCTATATCCCCAGTGCCAGCCAACAGAGGCTGACCAGAGCCTGCTTGTCCACCCTGACATCCTCAATGAAGGTGACGACTGCACTGCTATTGGTCAGGGAGGTGAGCAGAAGCTGATCCTCCATGTATTGATAAGCGTAGCGAACGTCAGGCACGTAGCTGATCTCGACACGGCGGTTCAGCGCTCGACCGGCGGGATTATCTGCGCCGTTGGGCAGAGTGTTGGGGGCCACAGGATCGCTATAACTGCGCCCTTCACTCGAATACCGAAGCTGGGAATTGCCAACATGGGCAGAAAAGTACGACATCACACTGGCAGCCCGTCGCTGCGAGAGGCCGAGGTTGTAGGCATACGTGCCTATCGAGTCGGTGTGACCGACAACATGCACACTCCCAGAGGGCGAACTCCTCAGCGTGAGGGCAATGCTGTTCAGTTCGGCCACAGCACCGGACGAGAGGGCCGAACTGTCGAAGGCAAAGAGCACATCACCGGAAAGCGTGAAGCTCAGGTTGACAGCCGTGGTACCCGCATGGGGCATCTTCATAAAGAGAAAACTGAGGATCCCGTTGAATTTAGCCGCCGCAATACTGAAGGCCAGGTTACCGTTGGCATCCGTATAGCCCTGTGCTACCCCACCAGCCATCTTCCATCGGCGGGAATCCGGCCCACGGCAGGGGTTGTTCGAGGAGGCATTGATCAGACCCTGAATGATGGCCTGCACCTGACTTGAGGTCAGCCCAGCAAGCGGCCCACCCGGCTGGACCTGCCCGAGTGTCAACAGATGATTACCGGCGGTGCCGTTCTTGCCCAGCACAGCAGCCGAGAAATGCCTCGTGCCATCGACCCGCATGTAGATCGGGTGATCATCGGCATTGAGTCCTGTCGACTGGGCGTGGACATGGTTGTGCGAGGGCGGGGGAGCCGGAGGTATTTCGTTCCGAGTATCGACTCGACCAGCAGCCTTATTGTTGTACAGCCACCTGATTGAACCACCGATATCGACCGTCCCGGGCACAGTCCAAGGCCGTATACCGATAACCGTCTCCAGGCTGACTATCTCAGTCTGCACATCACGAGTGACGGCGGCGGCGTCAAGGGTGACGTCGGTGGTGGTGGTCCCGCCGCCTTGGGTATTGGCGGTGACCAGGAACCGATCCGGTCCACCGGGCTGATCAAGGTAGGTGACAAAATTACGTATGGCCTGCGGATAACGCCGACTAGCAACTACCGGTGGGATCTCACCTCGGTCAGTTACCGGCATATCCGGTACGTCGGACATCTAATTCCCCATAGCCATGTACATGATTGTCACCCACATACCGGGTTGCCAACTGTAGTCATGGGAGAATTGGACAACGGCTCCCGTACCTGATGCGCCAAGAAGGGTGACCTGGGACTCGATCCAGTCATATGGTGGGCATGGATAATGGCCACCTGCCTGGGGCGTTGCAGGCATTTTCGTGACAGAGACGGACTGCACACAATGCGAATAATGGGGGTTGAAGGGGATCGTTATCCGGCCACTGGCGTCTGTACAGGCTGAGTAGACCCCGCCCTGGATCGTCCAACTGGGGTTGGGGGCGACCCCTATCAAGGGCTGAGTGCCCCAGGCCCCAACCATCAGGCCACCCTCGGCACTGTTGATCATGCTGGTGGCAATGGAGCGCACCGTGGCCTCGTTGACATAGCCGAAGCCCTGCACCTGGGCCAGGGTCACCAGGTTGGCTGCATTACCACCCGCCACGCCCACCACGGGCGCACTGAAGCCTGGGTACCCGCTCGCCATGATGTACTGAGGATGGTCATTCCCTATGTTGTCGTCCAACAGGTTGGAGTGAATGTGGGTGTGGTTGGCGGGAGCCTTGTTGGCGTATAGATCCTGAATGGCACCACTGAAGGTCGTATAGGGTGTGCCGATGAAAGGATTGACGCCCAGGATTGACTCAAGGGCGACGATCTCATCATGACATTCGTTGATACTGATCGCCCAGATGATATCAGTGTAATTCTGGAACGTCTGGAAAACCTTGATCGAGGATGGAAAAGCGGGGATTTACAACACCCCCCCGTTGGCGTTGACGTTGATCTGGTAGGCCCTGGGGATCTCGTACGCCTCACACTCGATGTCAGCAGGAGCCGCTGACTGATCCGCCTCATTGCGGGCCATGAGGTTGACATTGACGTAGTCAACACCCTCGACATTCATGAGGGCATGATAGACGCTCGATAGTGTGATTCGAGATCCAAAATCCACCACCGAGAAGAGAAAGAGATTACGAAGGGCCGCTTCTGCCAGTGACCGGACAGACGACTGATGATACTGGGGCAAGACCTGGACAGTAGCCGTGACATTACAGGGAACATAGCCGGTCAGGCGCACGCCTTTATTATCGTACTGCGGAGGCAGAATGACAACGGACGTACTCACCATTTTCTTGTCGTCAAGGTAGCCCGTGTAGCCGGAATTCGTCAGCGAGGGCAGGAGAGCATTGACACGCCTCGTCAGGGTAGCTATTCCAGTGGTGTCCTCAGGGCCAGTGGCAAGAAAATCACCCGCTGGATGAATGAAAATGTTCACCTGGTTGTAGGCAGTCGACATGGCTGCGGCCTTGGCGATCTGCGGGACGTTGAGCGTGAGAGCGGCGTAGTCGTCCAGGGTCACGGCCCTGTTGATGGCAGACATCGACAGGGGAGCGTGGATGCGGATGTGGTCGATGGTCTCCTGGTCGGCTCCACCTGTGGCAGCATCCGGGTTGTCGACAGCAACCACACCGGTAATGCCGGACATCATCTGGGTGATGGAATGGGCGGCGACATTGCCAATAGACCCACCACCGACCATATAGTTGGCAGAAATCAGCACACCCTGGGGTGGAATGCGTCCTGAGATCCCATCCCCGAATCGAATGGTGACGACACCGTTGGCGTCCACGTCATAGGTATATGCGCCCTCTGAGGAGAAGGCATCGATCATCCGCTGGTGATAGATCCACTCGGTGGGAGTCGCACCCTCGTTGATAAAGACCTGGATCGAGCCGTCTACCACCGGGGTATTGAAGAGGGTATATTGCTGGTTGGGCGTACCATCAGAGATCCCGATACCCTCACCGATCTGGCTCTCCCCCTGGAGAGCATTGACCTGACCCACGTAGGTGCCCGGGACTGCAGGTATAAAGGTGACGATTATCGACTGACCAGCAGGGGGGATGGCGGCGTTGATCCCATTTCCGAACTGGATTGTATTACCGTTGATCACAGTGTAGAGCTTGTCCGTCCCGATCCCATGGAATTCATTACCAGCCGAGATCGGCCAGTTCTCACCGCCAACCGAAACCGATTGATGCTCGGAACCACCGGTAAAATTGTAAGAGGGGTAAGGCAGTGAAGGATCGTCCATCAGAATGGTCTGATTCGGCAGACCATTACTGGTAATGACTTTTGTGGTGGAGATACCGTCCCCATAAACCCAGAGATCTTCCACCGTCTCGAAGATCGTGGCCTTGATACCCGTGAGCATGGTGGAGACCTGGGACCCTTGTGGAATAAGGACAGGACCCGAGGGCGAGGAGATCGTGAAACTGAGCACAACGCTCGCCGCCACATTGCCATGAGGCGTGTAGTCCAGCATGTTGGCGATATTCAGCACCGACTGCCGCTGCTGGGCTGTACCGATATACGCCTCATTGGCGATACGGTCTGAGTAGAAATTCAGGATGTCGCCCACGTAGGCAAACAATTCCAGCATCACGATGCCAAAATCCCCTGGAGACCGGTCGGTCCACTCCGGCAAATAGCTCGGGATCAGGTTGAGCATGTCGTTCACCAGCGAGGCATAATCACGGCTGGTGTAATCGACAGGGGGGACGATGATCGAGGACGGGATAATATCCGAGACCGTCCCGAGGGAAACTGGCGAGGTACTCATACCCTGACCTCAATAGCCGTGCCATCGATGGTGATGGCCACCGTCCGCAGGGACGGGTTCGACCCCACCCAGAAGGCGATCTGCAATTCCATGACTCCAGAGTAATCAGCAGTGAAGACAAATTTGCACTCGCTGATCTGGACGTTCGGCTCATAGGTGGCCAGTTGCTGACGAATAGCCGTGTTCAACTGCGTCTCGATGACCGAGTCATCGTTCTCGAACAACTGCCGCTGGAGGCCTGCCCCGTAGGTGGGCCGCATCACCCGCTCACCAGGATTCGTCAGCAGGATTGCCAGGATATGACTACGTGCCCACCGGGCCGGATCAAATTCATGTGCGACAGACCCGGCAGCGTCGATGTGAAAAGGCTGCCCCATCTCCCGCTGGAGGGGTAGCTGGCGAAAATTGGCGGGCTGGACGAAGGTCATTACCGCACCTTGATCATCCAGGTAATGACCATGTAGGGCGGCATGTTTTCGTGGGAATTACTGCTTCCGGCATTGGCCGTAGCGTGAACGTGGTTGGCACTCTCTATCTGAGAGGTCTGGGTTCCTGATGAGTCAATCGTGACCGGCTCACCACTTGGCGAGTAAGCGATATGGATTGTGGATGCAGACCAACTGATGATGGTCGCCCCGTTTGTCCCACTCGTCGGTACTGTATTCCGGTGTACGTGGTTCGCACTAATATTACCGGTATTGCCATGGTTATGGGTGGGCATCTGAGCCGTAGTAAGCGTTACGGTCGCAGACCCACCCCATGTCCCCATGGCATAATTGGCGCTCGCACCAAAGGGAACCCGTGCGGTGAGTTCAGGGATTCGGAAATTAGTAGCTGAGGTCGAGCCGTATACCACGCCGATTTTAGCGAAAAGTTCCGGGTACTGGGCACGGTCAAGGTAACGCCCATCAGAGACGATCCAACCAGGGAGAGGAGTCGAGTAAGCGAACCCCCGTATTTCTCCGATCATCCCTTCTGAATGACTGCCACCCACTCCACCCCCACCGGTTGCCCACTCTCGAAAATCGACCAGGGCGCTGTTCACCACCATAGCGATAGGGACCTCGAAGATACCCGTGAGATTCTGCGTATAGGTGGTGGCATTAGCAAGCCAGGCAAAGGAGATCGACCTCGCCGTGGGATCCATGCGTGCAACAGCAATCCCAGCAGCAGAAACAGCAAAGGTCTTCGGGCCAGCATTTTCCCCGTACATCCCATCACACATGACCCCACCTGAAGCGATGGTGAGGTTGGTACCGGCCAATGTAGGAGTCATCTGGTTGAGATAGCCGGGGATCACCCCTGAACCACAGAAGTTCCGGGCCATCTGCCGCCAGCGAGGGGCAGTCGCCGTAGCACCGGGACCCTGATCGAAGGGGATATAGGTATCGAGCATGGTCATGTGTCAGCTACCCCTGTGCTCCTGCGCTGATCAGCGTTGCTGTTACGGTCATTTGAGAAATCGACACGGCGGCTCCCGACCCTGCTACTACTCGCCAGCCTAAGATTTTCCGCCCAGACGTAACGGGCATCCTGCCACTGATGGAAACAGGTACTGCTCCGGCAGCTACCGCTGGGGCAATCGTAGAGGTGGCATGGTTCTCACCACCAGCAGGAGTCTCATAGTAGATCGAGCAAGTAGCCGTCTGCTGGGAGGTGAAAGTGAGCAGAGCCGATCCCTGCACCAAGGCCCAGCCAGCATGAGGAATACGTGCGCTCAGCACCGGGACATCCACTGTGGCCCCACCATTCACCGTCTGCGCCCCTACCACCTGATCCGACCAGCAGACCGGCCCACTGGGCGTGAGGAGCGTTCGCAGATCAATCAGGTTGCCACCATCCACCAACCACAGCGGCATTTCCCAGACATTGCTGTCCTGCTGGTAACCACCGGCACCGTAATCAACGATACCGGGTCGGTAAGTCACCTGGATATACTCGTTGTCAGTCGGCAGATTGGCCTGGGCTACGAGTGTGCCACTGGCCCCTATGGGCGAAAAGCTCTTGGCCGCAGCAAGTTCACCGTAGTAGCCCTTGATCAAAAGCGCTCCCGGCTGAACCGTGAGAGTACCACCCGAGATCCCGGCGGTCAGCCCACTGATGACCCCATCCGCCTGCCACAGTGCAGCCATTTTCCGCCAGCGGGTGGCATTCGCTGAAGCCCCGAAGCCAGGATCGAACGGGAAATACTCATCGAGGACAAAGGCCATCTAGAACGTCTCTGGGCTGTGGAAAGGCGTCGGATTCAGCCCCGGCTGCACTCCATTCAGTGGATCCATCCGCTGCTTGATCAGGGCATCGTACTTCGGGGCTTCCCCATGGAGGTTCAGGGTGTAGCGCAAAGCGTGGCCCATGCCAGCGTGACGAAAGAAGTTCGCCTTCGAGGCCGACTCCATGGCATGACCGATACCCGGGTGATTTTTACCGAACTGACTGTTACTGAGCTTGCCCAGAAATCCCGGCTTCGCTTGAGGCTTGCCGCTCAGGGGCTGATTCTGCTGATCCGGTGCCGTTTCTGTACCGGGCGCTCCTGCCCAGGTTGTTCCATTTTCGTCGTCTGGCATTTTTCACTTCCAAGGTGGGGCCAGCTTCTTTAGCTGGGTGGTTCGACCGATACCGGGATCCGCCCCCCACATCACCTGTTGCTTAGTCGTCAGGGACGGCACAAGGTCGAGCTTCGGGGCATGGCGCTCGACAAGCCACTGGCTGCCGAAGTCAATCGGCACCGCCGCCTCTCCCCGCTCAATTCCCTCGGTGGGCTGCACCTCGGCGGGGAAGAAGTAATCGGCGGGATCTATGCGCTCCCCTTTATGCACACCCCTGACGTAGCTCCTTTGATTCTGGCGATTCTTCAGGGCGTCGAGGAGTCGATCCTGGCGTCGGGTATTTATGGTCCCGAGATAACCCGGTGGGTACTGAGCGTCAGGCGTCTGGTTGTGTGCGGCTCTTTTTGCATCCAGAGCGTCTCGGAAAAACGGCCCCATGCCCCCGCCACCGCTGACGGTGTTGGCATTCCCCGGTGCTCCGAAATTCCACGGGGGCAGATACTGAAATGGGGTGAAGGTTCCTTGGGGCATTTATCCCATCACGTTCGTGGCATCGAAGAAGCTACGGACCTCCTCGGAGCGTGGACGAGCCGGTGGCAGCAGGCCCCCGAGGTAGTGGGGATCCTGAGGGTCCTTTATGTCGCCGGAAATATCCGACATGACCATATCGTACGTAGGACCGTGCGGCTCCTTGTTGACGTGCTCGGCGTACTCATAGCCCTGGGACCCCAGGGCGAACGGAGCGACCCCAGAAGCAGCCCCAGCGGGCGGCTGCTTGGGGGCAGCAGGGGGCCTGGGCTGGGTCTGCTGGCCAGCACCGGCCACTCCCGTGGACCCACTACCTCCCCCGGGGTTCGGGTTGGCACCTGCGCTCAGATCGCTCATCCGCCGTGCTGCTCCGACATGCCGAAGGAGAAGGAGCCTTGCCTCGATGGATTATTCGGGGAGGACACCACCCGCCCAGCCCCCTGTGTGGGCACAGGAGACTGCTCAGGGAATTTCATGGAGGGTGATACGGTCAGCCGTGCTCCAGCGGATTCTGCGGGCGATAAACGACCTCTGGGACCAGTCTGCTCGGCGTCGACCCCATCCTTCACCCCACTCGCCATGGCAGCATTGTCACCCGCCAGCGGCGGGCCGGATCCCATCCCGTAGGAACCGGAGCCGGTCTCATAGACATCAGGAACACCCCGCAGATGATTACCTGCCATAGCCCTTCCTCCTGCAATAGGGACATCCTCATCGCCACTGGGCGGCTGCGACCAGGCACCACCTGCTGCCATTTCCAAATGGCTTGAGGGTGCGCCCATCCGGCGTCGGATCGCATGACCGACCATTCTGGGATCTGCCATGCCTGCAAGCCTATGCCCCGATGCGGACCAGCCTACGTCTTCCCTTCCGCATCCCCTCATAGCCCCCTGGAGGGGCCTCGGTGCGACCCTCCAGGGCCTTCACCACGTCCCGCTGGAACCCGGTCATCTCTGGTTCGGCATCCACGGCATGGGCGATCCGGGCGAGTACGTACGCCTCTGCGATATTCGTGTCGTTGAAATCCATCCCCCACCGCTTCAAAACCTCTTTGGGGATCATCTCCTTTTTCGTGTTGCCATTGCCGGAGACGAATTTCTTGAGTTGCTGCGGAGCGACCAGAACAGGGAATGCCCGCAGGTCGTAGCTGAAATGGCCGAGGATGGTGAGCTTGATAGCCGCTCCCACCTCACCGGAGGCGTGCTGGCCGTATTTCTCGGCCATAGAGTAAGCCTCTAGGGCGATTTTCTGGATCCCGTCGAGCTTCCCCAACTCCTGGGAAATATCCACCATCAGCCGCTTGAGGCGCAGCACCCCGGTGGGCATCGTGCCGGTGGGCTTCCAGGTGGTTATAAGACCTCTGGTGGGCGACCATGCGACCAGGGCACAATTTCGTGATCCAGGGTCAATACCGACATAGACGTCAGTCACCGAGGTAGGTGACCGTAGTGCTGTAGGTACCCCGCCGTTGCTTCTTTAACACCGTCCTCAAGTACATCACGCCCACTGTGATTGTCCACGAAGCCGTCGAGGTTACCAATTAAGTGACGTGAGAATGCTGTGTCAACACCATCATTGATAGAGTTCATTACCTGCCCCAACGAGAGATATTTCAGCTTCTCGCTAAAGGCATCGTGAACCCCCTGTCTGATCGCCCCAAGAATGTCCTCCATGAAGAGGCCATCAAAAGGGCTGGGCTTTTTCGTTGTCATCGTGGCTCCTCTGTTTCTTTAAAGTGTCAAGCTCGTCTTGTGGCAGAACTTGAACTTCTGACCCGAACCACAGGGGCATCGGTCATAAGGACCAACTGCCCAGTGGGCACGGGCAGCAAGGACGAATAGGTCATTACTTACAGGGCAGTCAGCATCATGCATCATCTCGCCGCCCGTAACGCCAGTGGAGTCCTGGCCCATCAGACCAGTGACAGCATCGCAAAGAGGACAGCGACCCTTAATATTCGCCGTCGCCCGTGCGCTATAGAGAAGGAGTAGCTCGTCCGATGCACCGACGGGAGGGACGAGTGGATAAACGAGGGCCTTCTTGCCGTTTTCTAAATCGACCACTACCGAGGTGACTTCATCACCTCTACCTTTTCCACTTCCAAAAATAATCGAGGGTCCTACCTCCGCCAAGCGTGAAGCCAATGCCTTGACCTGAGCGGGACTGCGGTGCCCTGGTTCAGTACTCATCATCCCTCCTCCTTTCGATCACGGGGAGGACCAGCAGCCAGAAAAAGATCCTTAATCTCTTGAGGGAATCTCTCCCGATCCCACCATGGCGTCTGAGGGCGCATTCCCCGCTTGCGGGCGACCCACAATTCCGGGGCGTAACAGGTGAAATTGTCGTCCACCTTCTGCAAGTCCTGATAAGCCTCTTGCAGATCCTTGATATCCGCACGCCCCACGTCCTCGGCGTCGGCGGTCCCCCACCAGAACATGTCGTTGCACTGAACCCAGAAAAGAATTGCACCCGGCACCGTGTTCCAATACAGCGACTCAATACACTCTGTCTCGGAGAACCAGCGCAGGATAGCGTGGACCTGCTCAAACTTGGTAGCCGGTTCACTCATAGGAGCGATTCAGGGCTTGGCATTTCCCAATACATTTGCTCCAGCCGAGCCTCAATAGCCAGTAAGGCATGAACGATAGCAGCATTGTCTAGATTTTCCCAACCTCCTCGACCACAACGAAGCGCTTCCTCACGATGCTGGATTGCTCTCTTAATGCAATCTTCCTTGGAAGATGCTGATGGAGTAGTCATGGCGCACCTCGATCTGCCCGCCGGTAACCGGGCGATTTGTTATCAGTACGGCGGGTTAATTCCCGTGATACTACTGCGGCATCCCGCTCTGCTCCCTCAAAGAGCATCTGCTTGAGCTTGCGCCTGGCGTAGAAGATCTTCAGGTCATCACGTGCCTGCTGGATCTCGGGGTCCATCTCCATCTGCGCCCGCACCCAGGTAACGGCCTCTGACGCCCGCTCAGGGCGGTTCCTGGTCAGGAAGATACCCTCCAATTTTCGCACCTCCATCTCGGCATGGTGCTCGAAAATCTCCTCGATGGCAAGCTGATTCTGGAAGAAGTCCGTCCAGCGGGTGAACTGCACGAACAGGTTCATCAGTTGCTTATCGGTCAGGTCATCGATGTCCTCTTCCAGCTTGGGTAAACCGAACCGGGGGCTGGTAGGTTCCTGTATCCCGAGGTCTCGATAAACGTCTTGACGGTGGCCGTTCACCATTTTGACCAGCCTCTCGTGCAGGTCCATTGGTGTCCTTTTCAGGAACCGACGACCGTCTGACAAGAACTCTGCCTCCTCGGCTTCCATGCTTCTCCTCATAACGTCGACAATCTGCACACCCGCCGAAGGGACAGACAGGGATTTTCCCGCCCTTTAACGCCACGGTGATCTGGCGGCATAAGTTCAATCGATCTGCGATCCGCTCCTCACGGTAGTGAATCACAAACTCCTTCACCCGTTGATTCCATTTACACTCGTAGAGGTAAATCACCTCCTTGTATTTTTTGCTCATGTAGCAGTACAGGTCACCCTGGCGCATATGAGACGGGAAAGGCCTGCGGATGGAATCCCACAGCCCGTCGTAGTCGAGAAATTCTCGAGATTTTCCATTGAGATTGAACCGGTAGGTGTGGGCAGCGATCAGGTCAGGAGCCTCGAAGCGCAGCGTACCCAGGCCCACCGACTTGATCTCGATCAGGCTCTCGCCATCGAGGCCATCGGCGTGGCCTATCAGAGACAACTGGGAATCCTGCAGGGGCACCTCCTGATACCGGAGAAAGGCTCGACCGGCACCGCATCTCCCACAGGACTCAGGAGCTACAGCAGGCCCAGCCCAGTGGCAGTCAACACAGTAGAAAGTCCCAGCCAACCGCCCGATATCCCAGATCCTTTTCTGCCATTTCCCGTGGATCTCCCGCCCCTCATCGAACACCATCTGGAGTTGCCAGGATGTGGATGGGGGCGAAACAGCAGGCTCGACACCGGCCAGCCGGTAATAGGAAGCCCTGGGGCACCAGTCAGAGTGCGAAATTGCTGACGGGTGAAGAGCGTCGTTTCGTTGCTCGCTCTCTCCTCCAGGCCGCAACAAGTGGCGCTGAATATCGCCAAGGAGCCGACTGTCCTGCTTCGTCGTATCTAGAAGGCTCCTCAGATTTTTGTTGGTCACCGGGCGAGAGCGGGATAATGTCCCCGGCTTCAAGGGCCTCTTCACGGTGTCTCTGGCGCTTTATCCGCCGCCGTTCCCTTTCGCTGCACCCGCCCCAGACTCCGAACCTCTCGCTGTTCTCGATTGCGTAGTCGAGACACTCCTCCAGTACCGGGCACCGACCCGGATGCTCCGGGTGCGTCCCGTTGCACACGGCCTTTGCCGCCTGTACCTGGGCGTTGTTCTGCTGCCCCTCGGCGTAAAACAGATTCGTCGGGCTGCTGGCGTTGACGCCAAGACATTTTGCGTGGTCGAACCAGTCGGGCCGCTCCCGAACGTAGAGGTTCTGCATGAGTTGATTCTGGTCGATGAAAAACCAATTCGTGATAGTCGGGTTCTGGGAGTACGACCCAATCCCTTCCGTGAAGCTCAAAGCAGAGAACTGGGATGCGAGACTCGACCACTGCGTGTCGGTAGAGGGCGTCGAGGTCGGCGTGCTTGAGCGTAATGGAGCTAGTGTTGTCGGTTCGCTTGAATTCAACGAGTTCCCGGGGCGTTCGACCGTCGTTTTTTCGGTTCCAATTCGCACCAGAACGTGGGTTCTGGACACCGCCAAATCGCTCCATCCCTTGCTGTTCTTGCCGCCTCCACAGGCGGGTTCCCGCCTTCACTCCTTCGTCCTGACAAGCCGCCGAGGGGTCGGGCTGGACTCCTCCCGGTTCCTCCCCTTTGCTAGTTGATCATGAATATCACCCCGGAGCTTCTCTTGCAAGGTCAGATCCCACCTGATCTGCTCCTCAAGGGCGGCACGCCCGTGCCAGGACTGCTCACCGAGGTGGTAGTAGGCCCCCTTCACCTTGAAGAGGTCACACGCCAGGGCCATCGTGACAAGCTCCTTGGCCGTATCGTACGATCCCGGCGGGATCTGTAGCTCATTCCGGTCGAAGTAAAAGTCCACCACGGCCACCCGCTGTGGTGGGTAGCTCTTGTTCTTTGTGGTGTTGGCCTTGATCGTGATTCCGACCTTGCGCTGATTCTGCCGGGTGCCCTCAGTCAGCCAGTCGTCACGGGCCAATTCAAGCCTTGTAGTGAACCAATAGTTCTTGGCTCGACCCCCTGGAGTGGTGCGGGGATCCCCAAAGAGGACACCTATTTTCTCCCGCCACTGATTGACGATGAAACAGGTCACGGGCCTATCGTCCTCAACCAGACTGCGCTTCATGGCCGTATATGCTTTTCTGAAAAACTTGCCCAAAAGGCGAGCGGCCAGCCCTATTTGCTGATCGTCCATGGTGCCCTCTGCCTCGGTGACCGGCGAGAGGGCGGGCATTGAGTCAATGACCAGGGCATCTACAGTACGTTCCTCAAGAACCTTGATGGCAGCATTAGTAGCTTCCTCCAAGATGTTGGTCTGCATCACCAGAATCCTGTCAGTGTCACAGCCGAGATCCTGTGCCCAGGAGGGCACGAACTCCTCAGCCGCCACCCAGAACACGGTGAACTCAGGGTTAGCAGCCTGCTGGGTAGCGATGGTCTTCAGGATGATGGTGGTCTTCCCGGCACTCTCGTTGCCATAGATCTCGTGCCAGGCGTTGGTCTGCCAGCCCCCACCGAGGGCCATATCGAGAGAGAAGGAGCCGGTCGAGATCCGGGGCAGGCTCGAATAGCGGATCTGGGATCCCCAGACGACTGTCTCGGGGCCAAGCTCTTTATTTATCTGGGCTATGACCTCTTCGACGGTGCGCCGCTTGTCGGCCTTTTCAGCCACTCTTCTGGCCCTTCGGCGTATAATGCCGCTCTGCTTTTCCCATCGCCTTATCAGTAGGGGTTACCTCGCCCTTGCGGGGCTTACGACCAGGGGTCTTTGCCTCCTTTTTCCCAAAAGGTGGAGCCTGTTTACCACCAAAAGGTTCCTTTTTCTCAGCCACGATTCTCCTTTTTGTTCCTGGGATTATTGGTCGGCTGAGCTTCGCCCGTCTTACTCATAGCCCCCCGACCTGACTTCCTCGTCTCGGCTGCCTTCTCCCCCATCTCATGGCGGCGACCCTTACCCTGAGCCTGGGCGTTGGATATAGCCGCAGCCTTGGACTTGGAAAAACCCTTCTCCTTGAGCTTTTCGTACGAGTCCTTTTTGAGGACACTAGGTCCTGGCGATTTTCCTCTAGGCATGATGCCTCCTATCCGACGTTCCCCCAACTGAAGTCACTGCCTGCGAGTCCGGGGTCGGCCCACAGGCGACTCTGGGCCTCGGGATTATCTGTCCTGGCGAACTGCACGGGTCCAGTGCTCTTGGCCCCGATGGCGTTCAGGAGCGTACCTGACTGCACAAAAAAGTCCCCATTATATCCGCAATCGGTACAGAGCGGAGCAGCCTCAACACCCAATGGCCCCTTGCGACTGAAGTAATTCGACCCACCACACTCAGGGCAGGCACCGGTTTTCCCTGCGCTCGACGGGCTTTTCGCCACAAACCCTTGACGGTGGACACGGTGCCAATTATCGTCGTCTTCGCCCTCCGGCTGGTCGGGCGGGCGTTGGGGACCAGTCGGGGGGTACTGGGGCTGCTGCCACCGCACGGCCTTCTGGGGGTAACCGGCGGGCTGGGAGACCGGCGTAGGGGCGGATCTCACGCCACCTAGCTGCCTGGCCCACCACGAAGCTGCGTCACTCATTTTGCTGCGGCCCAATCATTTCCAATGCCTATATTGACTTCCAATGGTACATCTAATACAGGACGACCCCTCAGGCGGATATCCTCCATGGCCTCTCTGACCAGGGGGAGAACCTCGTCCACCTTGTCCTCCTCGCACTCGATCACAAACTCATCATGGATCTGGAGCACCAGACTGGCGTTAAAAAGGCGAAGGACTTCGTGTACCTGGATCAGAGCGATTTTTGCAATGTCGGCGGCGGTGCCCTGGATCGGATGGTTGACAGCCTGGCGCTCAGCATAACTGCGTAGCTTGTTGTCAGAGGACTTGATATCGGGCAGCCTCCGCTTGCGTCCATAGAGGGTTTCGACATAGCCATCCGTAAAGCATTGACGCTTTACAGAGCTACCCCACTTCTTCACCCCAGGATAGGCGGCATGCCAGGCGTTGTAAACCTTTTGGGCCTCGTCCTTGGATATACCGGACATTTCCACGATGCGCCCGGGGCCACCCTCAAAGCTCAGGTTGAAGTTGCTGTTTTTGGCGATGGCTCGCTGCTCTGTGGTGACCTTGTCCTCAGGCACCTTGTAGATCAGGGACGCCGTCTGGGTGTGGAGATCCAGCCCCTCCCTGTAGGCGTAGAGGAGCATGCGGTCCTTGGTCTGGTGGGCGAGCACACGTAGCTCGATCTGGCTGTAGTCGGCCACGATCAGCTTCTTCCCCGGTGGGGCCACGAAGAGACGGCGCACCATGTCACCCTCGGCCTCAGTATTTTCCCTGTATCGGGCGGGGATATTCTGGGCATTCGGTGAGCTACAACTGAGCCTGCCGGTCTTCGCCACGGCCTGGTTGAAGCTGGGACGGATTCGTGAGTCGGCATCGATGTGCGGAAAGAAGCCAGCCACATAGGTGGAGAGCATCTTCGAGACGTCTTTGTAGGACAAAATCTTCTGGGGCGCTTTGTGTTTTTTGATCAACCGCTTGAGAGCATCGGCACTGGTCGAACGTTGCCCCGTCTCGGTGTACCAGAGACACGGCAATCCCAACCCCTCGGGCGGCTTGTCATACAGCCATCGTCCCAACTGCTGTGTGGAATTGAGGTTGATCTCACGCCCAGCCATCTCGTGGATCTCCTCCTCCAGCATGTGCAATTGGTCGAGAAGCTGGGGGTGCAATTGCTGAAACCCGTCGTAGTCGACGTAGGCCCCGTGCTGGCGCATGTGCAGAAGCACCCGGAGCACATCCATCTCCAGGTCAAAGAGCCAGGACAACTTCGGGCGGTCCTCCAGCACGGGAGCCATTTTCCACCAGAGGAGCCAAGCCATTTTTGCGTCGGTGAGTGAGTAGTTCATTGCCCGCTCGAACTCCACCCGATAGGCCTCTTCACCCAACTTCTCGGCGTAGGTATAGCCCAGATAGTGTTCGGCAAGACTGGCGAGGTTGTAGCGACCGAGGTTTTCGTTGATGATAAATATCAACGTCATCACGTCGCCATAGGGTGGTGGCGGGATTTTTCCGTCGTAGTATTTAGCAATCGTGAGCAGGTCGAAGCCAACGTTCTGGTTGATCTTGCGGCGGTCGGAGAAGAAGAGTGGTTGCAGGGCCTGCATGACCTCACTACGGTGAAGCTGGGGCTGGGCAGTATCCGGGTGCCCACAAGGGATCACGTCAGATCGTCCCGGGCCAGCAAGGCTGATGGACCAGACCCTGTTCGTGGTGGGATCGAGGGCGGGCTTGTCCTTCCCGGCGGCACGCTGGCAGACATCGGAGCAGAATTTCATCCGCCTAGGCGGCAGCCTCTGCCCACAGGACTCACAGAAGGCGACACGGCCCCCGTAACGGGACCGTGCCAGTACCCTCTGCTTCTGTAGTGCCCGGACGTGACGGGTCGCATGCGTCTCGACGTCGAAGGAGAACTCAGAGAATTCCGAGTAGTCCTGTACCAACTGTTTCAGATCTTCAGGCGTATGTACCGTCCGGGGAATAAGCATTTAGTCACTCGTTGAAAGCGTCAGCCACCTGACGTAGCTCCTGTCGGGAGGATACATCAAGTGTCTTCTCATCGAAGAGATCGAACCCCTCGATGGCGTCCTCACTGAGGGCCACAAAATCCCAGTCCTCTTCGAGGTCCCTGATCTTCACCGGACGGATCTGGGTCCTACGACTCCTCTTCGGACCCTTCATCTGAATACCGAAATACCGCCCGGAAAGCGGCTCATTTTCGCCCCAGTCGAGCAGCATGTCACTAACGGCGATGCCACACTCGAAGGGCATGTGGATGGGCTGATCCCCGCTGCAGTCGAGGATATTCCACCGCACCCGCATGGCGGGCTTGGGGTCGACCTCATCGAGCGGGCAATCCTCCTGCAGGCAGATGTAGCTCTGGCGCTGACCACGGCCTACCCAGTCACACCAGTGCTGGAGGAAAGAGGCATACGGCTCGTTCTCAAGGAGCATTATCAGACCCTCATCATCCCCGACCTTGTACAATTTCGTGAAGGGGCTGGGCGCATTGGCCTTGACACGCTTGTAACCGGCCCGACCCTTTGCCACTGCCAGGCCCCGGTCATCGTCGGCATTCCTGTGTGAACTGCGGCGTGCAGGTGGCTCAGGGGTGCGGAGGCGGCGAGGAGCCTCATCCTCCTCGTAGTCGTCGTCCTGTTGTGGGCGAGTCAGTCTTCTTATCTGTGGCATTGTCTTTCCTTTTCAGTGGTAGGGGTGCAGATGCAGATGCAGAGTGATGGGAGAGAAAATCCTCGGCCACGTTGGGAGAAAATTCAGACCATTGGCCCACTATTTCCAGTTCCTCCCGGGCCATTTCCTCAACGGCGACAGACAGTATGGAGTGGAGGTGTTCGATTTCCGAATCACGCTGCTTGGGTGGCAAGGTGGCCCATCCGAGATCGTCATAGCCCAGGTCGAAGTGCGTCACTTCGCTGCCGACCTCGATGTGGACAACCTCGTAATCCCGAACACGAACCAGAAACCGGGTGTTTTTTGAAAGCTTCATCGCCAGCGTAGATCCTTCCATTCGTCGGTGATCCGCTGGGTGAAGTTAGTCTGTTGAATGCGGGGCAGGCTTTGTTCTAGCAGTCCCTCCTCTCTGGCTATGGCGACGATGCGCTCGATCTGGGCACGGGTCCAGAGTCTCCGTCCTGCATCCCCTCTGGAGCCGATCACGGGCGGATCTTGAAACTGATTCCGGGGCAGCCAGCCCTTACGAATCCACGCCCTGAGAGTAACGGGGCTTTTCCCCATGGCCTTTCCGAAGGCACCGATGTTGAACATCTCGTATTCCACGCCCCGGTAGGATTTCTTCTTGGGATGGGCGTCCCAGGATTCGTCGGCAAGTTCCTGTCGACGCTCATCCTTTTTACGCTCCCTGACCGTCTCCAGAGATTCCCGCCGAAGCATTTTCGACCCTGGATAGAACTCGTCCTTGAGGGTGTCGAAGGGGGTCATGAGATCCGGCTCAGACATCATGCACCCATTTCTCCATCACCGCTCGGGCCTTTTCCGGCGGAATAGGAACCAATTTCCATGTCCCGCCGAATGCCTGATCCTCTGCTGGGACTTCCTCATGGGTGTGCTCCCAGTAGGGCTGGCCGCACCGGTCACAGGAGGCGAGTGTCTGGCCGATCCACTGGAATCCCTCGCAGACCGTCATGTCAGGAATACCCCGCCACCCTCAGGAAATGGATGTTCCCCACCCTCCTGATGGCATATACAGGCACAGGGTGTCTCACAGAATTTACAGACCAACCGGCACCGCTCATGGAGTTCGTGATAGCAGGCCGTCGAGAGGTAGTCATGGTTCTTCGGCCCCTCGGTATGTGGATCGATTGGTGGACTGCTCATCGGATCTGTTTCCCAGCCTCATCCACCGGCCAGAAGCTGTAGCTCACCCGCTGAGGGAACATTTGAGTCAACTCGTCCTCATTGATCTTGTTGTCATAGAAGGCGGCATTGACCCGGGCCTCATCGATGACCCTGACGACCTCGGTCATCTCCACCCACAGACCCTTGGCCTCAAGGATCTCTTTGGCGGCTTCCTCGTTCAGACCGGTGCTGATCGTGATCTGATTCTTCAGTTGGCTGATGCCATCGTTGGTGACCGCCACACCAAGGTCGAGGAAAAGGTTGCCCTTGTCGTCCTTCTCACCGTATTTTTGGACGAGCGATGATAGCTGCTTCCGGCGCTGCTGGATCTCCGTCTCCAGCATTTTCGCCTGGCGCTTGAGGCCCCACCAGGCAGCCACCTCCTGGCGTACCTCTTCGAGATCCACAGTCACGATCTTCGGCATACAACCGAGGGTACCTGCGTCCTCCAGGCCCCGTGTGCTACTGGGGAATGTTTTCGTAAACGCTGAAGATGAATGCGGCTCGGTGAGCTTCAGTGGCCCTCGCCAGGGTGGCCTCGGTGGCACGGTTGTGGCTCATACGGTCAATAAAGGCAAAAACCACGTTGGGGTCCGACCACTCCTCGACACGCTCATACCGTAAATACTTGAACGTCTCTACCTCGTACTCTAAATCATTTAGAGTACCGTCATCTTGAATCGTGATCATCTCCTGCCACTGACGAGCCTGGGTATTCAATCCCTCCAGCAGGATCCGCATGAGATTACGGTCATCCGTCAGTCGACTGCCACAGAAAAGGTACGTGGGACCACTCATACCACGCTCTCTTCTAGGAACCTGGTCAAGCTCTTCAGGTCCATGGTCAACCGACCCTTGGGCGAAATACCCTTCCCATCCACCACGGCGTCGGCTATTTTCTTCTTCTGGCCGAGAAGGGCGTCCTGGTACTCCTCGATGGATCCGGCCACCTCGGTGGCAATCAGCGTGACCTCGGGCCATTCCGAGGAGAGACGGATAATCCGACTCTGTCGCTGGGAGTAAGCACCGGCACTCCAGGGCAGATCATAGGAAATCAGGTAGTTCGCTGCAGGCAGGTCGAGGCCAATCCCCCCGGCATCAGAGGAGAGGAAGAGGCGGGTATCAGGGTCATTGGCGAATTGCTGCTTGGCCGCATCCCGGCCCCGAACGGAAACCGCCCCCGTGAAGAGCACCGATTTTGTGAACTTCGCCGTCGAGGTGGCGACGATATCAAGCATGTCTCGGAAAAAGGAGAACAACACCACCTTATTGCGGGGGTTGGCGTCGAGGATCTCCTCGATCAGATCCACCGTGGCATCGAGCTTGGGGCTTTTATTGACGTCCCTCAGGTGGCCACTTTGGTGCAACTCCTCGGCGTACTGGCTGCCCATTCGGGTACCGGGGATATCTCCCCGGAAATGAGCCGAGGAGAGGCGCAGTAGCTCGGGGTGATCACAGAGCATCCGCATACAGATCAGCTTGCTCATGATCCGGCCCCGGGCCTCTCCCTGATCATCGCCGTGATAATACCCAGCCAGCGAGAAATTGCCCCAGGTGTTGATAGCGTCCTCAACATCCCGCTGCAGGTCATGGACCATCCGCCGGTACAGCCTGGCCCCAGGGGCGTCGATATCGACCAGGAGAAGCTGCTCCTGTACCGCCGGTAGCTGGTCAGCCACCTCGGCTCTTGTGCGCCGCACCATGTTCTCGGAGACGATGCGATGCAGGGTAGGCAGGTTCCGGTAGCTTTTCACCCGGCCCCAGTGATCCCGGCGGATAAAGGCTGCCTCGAAGGTGCGGAAATCCCCCAGCACGGTGGAATCGATCCACTGGAAAATACTGAACAGTTCTTCAGCCCGGTTCTCGACGGGCTGGCCGGTCAGACCCCAGCAGTAGGTGGCCCTTAACCGCTTGAGCTTTTTCGACCGGTTGGGCTTGAAGTTTTTCGCCCACTGCACCTCGTCGGCCACGATGAAATCCCGGTCCAGCTTGGATACTATTTCCCAGTCGTTGACCAACTGCTCGGGGTTGATAATGAGGTACTCAGCTTTCCCGGCGTGATAATCGTGGTACTGGCGTCCCCGTTGCTTGGCAGTTCCGTTCACCACGATGGAGGAGGCATTCGGGGCGAATTGCTGGATCATGCGCTGCCATTGGAGCTTTATCGAGGCGGGAGCGATGATCAAACCCCCGCCCACCTTGTCGTCCTCAATCAATTTCTCGATGGCGGCAATGGTGATGACCGTTTTCCCCAGGCCCATCTCGTACGCAACCAGAAGGCGACGGGCCTCGATCATTTTCTCGACGGCTTCAAGCTGAAAGGGATATAGCTCCCCGACGAAGGTCACAGTTCAAGTTTCGACAGACAGTCGATTACCCTCTGAATTTCCTCACAGCGTTCATCTACCATCACCTGCACTGACTCGAACAGATGGTCCTTTATCTCCTCCAGGGCCAGAAGAGCATCCTCCACAGACGTAATCGGAGGGCTGGGTGCAACAGGATCAGGGAGATCATCCCAAACCCGGTGACCAGTAATGGAACGGTGACGCCCCTCATGGCCTGCCTCCAGTTGGCAGTTCCAAGTCCGGTGCTTCCCGTTCTCCTCAACCTTGATTACGAGACACTGTTTCATTTTCACCTACCAGAACGCAGCCAAAATGGCGTTAGCCATACCGTGCTCAACCTGCTTACGAGTCAACTCGCCGGGATCCTTGCCCTTGACCTTCCCGTAATCAAAAACCCTCATGGGGATCCGGTGGTGCCATTTCTCCCCCAGGATCCGCATGACCTCCCGACGACCGGCCTTGTCGTTGTCGAGCGCCAGCACAATCTCATCCACCCGCTCGATCAACAGGCGCATCTGCCGGTCGGAGACGGCTGCACCAAAGGAGGCAACCGCCGGGATGCCCAGGGTGTCGAGGTAGCAGGCATCGAGGGGAGATTCCACCAGGGCAACGGAATTACTGTTCCTCAGCACATCGATACCGAAAAGCGTACGGCTCTTTTTGATGCCCAGCGGGTAATTACGAACCTGGTCGGGTGACTTCGCCTGCCAGCCCCACGTCTCCCCACTCGGCCCCACTATGGGCAGGATCCAAGCCTCCTGCTTCGGATCCCAGCGGATACGGAATCGCCTAATGGCCTCTTTGTTCAGGTGTCGGACGGTCATAGGGCCATTCGGAGGGTCGATGAACTCGTGGCGCAATTGCTTCGTCACTGACTTCGTGAGGGAAGGCTCCCAATCAGGGACCTCGATCTCTCCCAATTCGACATTGAATTTATGGATCAGCACCTGGGCATCGAACGGCTTCAGCTTGGTCATATCGGTTATCAGCCGAACCAGACTCCCGCTGTAGTCACAACTGAAGCAATGGTGAGCACCAGATATCCGATTTATCGACCAGTGGATCGGACGGAATTCCCGGCTCCCGGTGCGCTCCTTGTGCTTCGGGCACCGAGCCTGGATCTCATTACCCCGGGGCCGAATGTCCTCGACACCTATATGTTCGAGCAGATCCTCGATCATATGCCCTCGTCATCGGAGTCGTAGGTAATATCCTCCGTCTCCAAAACAGACCCGTGGTCGAGGTCGACCACCAGGGTCACTTCCCGGCGGGGGCTGTTTCTCGATGCCACAATTCGCAGGTTCAACAGATCAGGACGCTCCTTTACTTCTTCTACGCCGAAAATCACATCGCTGTCCTGGGCGAAGCTGGACGAATACCCGATGGAGTCGAGGCTCAATTTACCACCACGGGCTTTCCAACTCAAGGCCTGTGTCGTCTGCACGATAGGAATATCGAACCTCTGGGCCAGCCGTTTTAGGGAGCGGGTCATTTCAGTGAGGGCTTGGGGGGTGCCGGGAGTGATAGCCGGGTTTTCCGTATCCATCAGATAGGACCCGTCGATAAACACAATGTCCGGGCGCACCTCTGAAATCTTCGAGGCGATGGCCGACACGGTGGTCACCCCGGCGGGGTCATGCACCAGAGTCATGTCAGCCATGTCCTCGCTGGCGTGGAACATCCGCCTGAGCTTCGCCCACTCAGTGTCCACCAGTTGCCCCCTGGAGAGCCTGGAGAGGCTCACACCGGCCCTGAGGGCATCGTGACGAAGGAACTGCTCATCGTTGGTCATCTCGAAGCTGGCGTACATGGTCCTCTTGCCCGCCTGGTTGGCGGCGATGTTCATGCACATCAGGATCATGCTCTTGCCCACCTTCGGCAGCCCGATGAGCGTGATCAGTTGCTGGTCCTGCAATCCACCCGTGGCGATGTCCATCGTCTGGAATCCGGTCGGTGGCCCGAGTAGCCCACCCTGGTGCTCGGTCAATAATTCGTAGCGGCTCATTCTTTTCTTCCACTCACTGGCATGGTCATCAAGTAAATGCACCACCTCGGTATGGATGTTTTCGATCCCGGTCGCCATGATCTTCAGGGCAATAGACGAATCCCCGTTCTTCAGTGGCTCCTTTATCTGGTCGAGCATGGCAGTCACCAAGGCATATTCCCGTTGCGCCCGTAACTCATCGATGTAATAAGCCAGAGGTTCAGGCGTCTCGATCAGGTTGTCCTCGGGGTACTCGTGACGGAATGCCTCCTCACCCGGCGGCACCTCGTAGGTATTCCAGTGATCCCGCATCCACCCGAAGGCGGCGGCATTGTCGGGATCCTGAAAATAGGCCTCGGTGATGTGCGCCATTGCCAACTGCTGATAACCACCAACCTCAACAGCCTTGCAGATAAGCGCCCACTCAATGTCCATTACACCACCTGTCCAGCCGTAGGAACGTGAATACCTCTCGGACCAAAGGCCCATCGTTGGGAGTCGAGAGCGTAGATAACACGCTCGACATCGGGCATCTGGGGGAGTCGACGCCCCAATACTTCAGCGGATTCAGCGAAGACATACCGTATAGGCCAGTTCTCCCGCTCGCTTTTCCGGGCCACTGCGGCGGCGAATTGAGGTTGACGGCTGGTGACACAGAGATCGATACGGAATTCTGTCCGGGCCAAAATCGTCCACATCCATGAAAGAGCGTTCGGATGAACCTGCCAATAGCTGACGGCTGCATCGAATAAACCCATGCGCCGCTTGAAATCCTCGAGGATTTTGACCGCATGACCACCTGGGAGAGAGGCAACCGCCCCCTCCCAGACGAAAATCATACGCCGCTCAACAGCGGTACCTAGCTGCCCTTTTTGCGTCGGTAGTCCTCCCCCTCCATGACAATTGGTATCGTGATTTCACTGAGAAAACTCGTAAAACCCTCAGTGTAACGATCTGTCAGGGACTGATAGGGAAGATTCGTAGTGATGATGGTAGGCTTTCCTCGGTTCCACCGGTAGCGCAGAAGATCAAACATCTGCTCGTTTGACCACCCAGAGACGGATTCATGTTCCCGACCCAGGTCATCAAGGAGCAGAAACCGAGCACGATTTCGGATGAAGTCAAGGTGCTCTTTGACCTCGGCCCATTCCTCCCACTGCTCAGCCCGCTGACGACTCCATGCATCCTGGTGCAAGCCAACATAGGAACTGACCTCTATACACTCAATCTGGGCACCTTTGGCAGCCATGGCCTCTAGCACATAGCATGCAAGACGAGTCTTCCCAACACCACTCGGACCTACAAAAATGATACCGAACCCTTCTGGTAGCCCATCCGCCGCTCCCCAATCCACAACATAGGTTTTCACCTTATCCACAGCATCCTGCAGAATAGGGTTAAGGATGTCGAAGTTATCCAGGCCCTTACCCCTGTACGGTAGAAAAACCCTTTTCATTACCTCTCCTCAATTCAGCCGCATGGTAACGGCGCTTGATGAGCTTTTTTGCGTAACGCTGACGCCAGTCGGTGCGCCAGTCGTACCACTCCTCTGCCCCATAGAAGATTCTCGCCCGGACGTGCTCGGTCAGACCGGCGAAAATACCGAAGGGCTGGAGCTTGTAATTCTGCAAGGTCCAGCGGGTGCAGGGCTGGAACAAGGGACAGGAGGCGCACAGGGCCTGACAGGCGGCGAGGGCCTCGATGGAGTCATCGAAGTAGAGGTGCTGCTTGCCGATGCACCGGCACCTGGGGTCGGACTTGAAGTCCTCGGTGGCGGGGGCGGTTATCCACAGAGGGGGGACATGCTGTGGATAACCTGCTCGGGGCCGAGGGCGGCTCATACCGCCCACCAGACAATGCCAGCGTTCTCACGGCTACCGGGATCCTTCTGCTGACGAGCTACCACTAGCTCCGCTAGTCGGGGACGCTTGGAGACGAAAACCTTCCAGGGCGTGGTCTTGCCCCGATACCACTCAGGATGCCTGGAGAACTCCCTCATCATCCGCTCTATGAACTCCCATTCATAGCCGTCCTGGTCATGCCAGAGCCGAAGGTTCCCGACTAATGCCCCAACTTCGTGGGTGTGCCTGTCCATATGGACAAGGCCACAAAAAACCTCTTTGGCTAACCGAACCTCTGGGCGGATTTTTTTCTGATTTTGGGCAAAGGGGTGCCAAAAAACCTTAGAAGCAGTCGCTGAGGTTCCGGCCCCTTCGGGGCCTCCACCTCCGCTCGTTACGCTCCGTAATCCAGTCGCTGAGGCGACTAGACTACTCCGCTCCGGGCTTCGCCCATGTGCCACTGGGGAATCTTTCTGGGAAAGTCCTGGTGAGACGGGTGAAATTTCTAGCCCAGGGCAGGGTGAGAGCACCTTCCACCGGTAACTGGAACCATCCTCTCCGGTTATCCGCTGGATATACCCAGCATCCTGCAAATGCCTCACCTCATGCATCCGCCTCATGTCATCGAAGTCCCCCCTCACCAGACCCCTGGTGGTGCAGTGGGTGCTCATCCAGTACAGGAGCCGGTGCTCAGGTGTCTCACCCAATTCAGAGCAAGCAGGTAGTAGGGCTTTGTCCACGCAGCCATACCTCCGGTCTAAAAGGCCCCTCCGGGGGCCGAAGTCGTCTGTCCAGCCGCTCCCCGATGAAGCGGTAACCGGGGACAATGCCCCCGTACCAACTCAGTGTCAAGAGGCAATGTTGTCCACAGAAGGTGGTCGTAAAGGGTGCAATGAATACGAGGTTGTCCACAGGTAAACATCACCTGACCTCACTGAGGCTCACCTAACCTCACTGACCATCGGTCCTCTACCCACAGCCTGTGGACAACCAGGGGACGGAGGACCCAGGGATCTAGGCTGGAGGGCCATGACGTTCGTGGACGAACCCGGCCTCGACATGGCAGAAGACCTTGTGGGAGAAGGCGATGAGGAGGTCTCCGACGAGCTAGAGCAGTACGCCCCCCCTGAACTGGACCCCGCCAGCCAGCAGTTCGTGGACCGGATCACCGACCAGATCTGGCAGTTCACCTTAAGTTTCTCTGGCGTTCAGATGTTCCCTTACCAGGAGGCACTCGGGCGGCGCATCATTGAGAGCGTCGTCTCCGGCGACGGGGCCACCATTACCGGCGAACTCTCCCGGCAGTCAGGCAAGACCGAGGTGGTCGCCAACGTCGCCGCCAGCCTGATGGTGCTCCTGCCCCGCCTGGCCGAGATGTTCCCGGAGTTCGAGCCGCTCCAGAAGTTCAGAGAGGGCGTGATGATCGGCTGCTTCGCCCCGGTGGAGCAGCAGGTAGAGACGCTCTTCGGGCGGGTGGTCGACCGGCTGACCTCTGACCGTGCCCTGGAGATCCTCGAAGATCCCGAGATCGATGATCAGGTGAAGCCCGGGTCCCGGCGTGTACGGCTGAAAAAATGCGGCAGTTTTTGCGCCATGCAGACGGCCAACCCTCGGGCAAAAATCGAGTCGAAGTCCTACCATGTGATTTTTGTCGATGAGTCCCAGTCGGTGGACGAGTACGTGCTCAACAAGTCCATCACCCCCATGGGGGCCTTCTACCTGGCGACCACCGTGATGACGGGTACGCCCGACATCGTCAAGGGCGTGTTCTACAAGACGATCATGCACAACCGCCGTGAGGAGCTACGACGTGGGGGGAGGAAAAACCATTTCCGCTTCGACTGGAGATATTGCGCCCGGTACAACCGCAATTACGCCGCTTACATCCGTGGTGAGGCGATGCGAATTGGAGAGGACTCCGATGAATTCCGGCTCAATTACCGGCTGGAGTGGCTCCTTGAGCGAGGCATGCTCATCACTGAGAGTCGAATGGACGAACTCGGTGACTCTACGATGCCCATCGTGCCTGCGTATTTTCGCAGTGCCCTGGTCGCTGGCATAGATTTTGCCCGCAAGATGGACTCGACGGTGGCAACGGTTCTCTGGGTCGACTGGGACCGGCCCGATGAATTGGGCCTGTACGACTGCCGGATCCTCAACTGGTTGGAGATGCACGGCGAGGAGTGGGAAGACCAATATTTTCGTATCGTGGATTTTTTCTCCAACTATTCCATCGTGTCCTGTGGCGTGGATGCCCAGGGAGTGGGCGATGTGGCAGCCGATAGGCTAAAAAGGCTGCTTCCTCGCATCCAGGTTGAACCCCTGTCCTCGAACCTGCCCGATCAGTCGGCCCGGTGGAAGCACCTCCAACAGCTACTACAACGGGGCCTGATCTCCTGGCCCGCCGCCCCCAGAACGAAGAAAACCCGTGTGTGGCGGCGTTTTCACCAGCAGATGATCGACGTCGAGAAGGTCTACAAAGGGGCGCACATGCTCGTCTCGGCCCCCGACGAGGCCGGTGTCCACGATGACTACGTCGACTCCCTGGCGTGCGCCACGATCATGAGCCAGCAGATGATGATCCCTGAGGTCGAGGTCCAGGCGACCCCGTGGGTGGCGTCTGCGAAGAGGGCACGGGCGGCGACCCGCCGCCGAACGGCCTAATGGCGATAACGCTGGCTGAACACCCAAGCTCTATCGTTCCTGCTCCCCAACCCCTTCTGCCACCCAGGATTTTCCCTGATAGGTGCCCCAGCATTGGGGTATCCATGACCCCCACCCATGATCGAACTCTCGGAAAATCCGCCTGAGGGCGTAGGCTTTTTGGCCGGTTGCCCGGTCATCGAGGACCCAGAAAATCCGCCCGGTGCCTTCAAGCTCGGGTCCCCTGAAGCTCGCCACATTGAGGTCTGATGCGCCCAGGTGGCCGCTGCGCTCCCGGTTGGGGAATTCGACGGGGCCTGTTGGCCATCATCCTGGTCATCACCGTCTGCCATGCACGCAAGGGTACTAGGACATTGACCTAGCCTCTATTCAATACGAGGAGGTACCTATGTCCATTGGACCCGAGCCACAGTTCCCCGAGAGGGGCACCTATTCCTATGACCGCACCATGGGTCCGAACCAGCCCGGAGGGCGGGGGCCACTGCGTTTCGAGGAAGGTGTCTCGACCGATACCGATGTCCCGAACGATTTTCAGCGGGGCATGATCGAATTCATGGTGTCCGCTCCTGGGCGGATCAACCATGTCGATCCGAATACCCAGTTCAAAATGCCTGAGGAGACGATGGCCGAGAGGTCGCATGTCGGCTCAGCGGCGTGGATCGACGCACCCACGATGCTGGGCGAATTTGCCCATGGGTCATTTACAGACCAAGCTGAAATAAGATTTGAGGAAGTAGTGAGAAACGGCATGATACAGAAGCGCCGTGCCCCTGAGGTTGTCACCGACTAGGTAGTTCCTTCTTCAGACTGTGCTAACCTCCATGCATGCTACAGCACTACGGCTACTGGACCGTGATCGGTGTCGGGTCACGGTCGACCCACGTCCTGTGTCGATGCCGGTGCGGGATGGAGCGGGAGGTCTTCGTCTACAACCTCTACAACGGCCACAGTCAGTCCTGCGGCTGCCTACAAAAGAAACGGGCTGGTCAGACAGCCACTACGCACGGCGAAGCTCGGACTTCCCTGTGGTATGTGTGGTGCGCCATCAAGCAACGCTGCACGAATCCCAAGAACAAATCGTGGAAGAACTACGGCGGGCGAGGCATCACGCTCGATCCCGAGTGGCAGCAGTACGAACCGTTCGCGATGTGGGCGAGGGCGAATGGTTACGAGGATGGGCTGGAGATAGACCGAGTCGACAACGACGGTCCATACTCACCAAAAAATTGCCAGTGGATTCTCCGCTGGGAAAACCGGCGCAACAGCCGGTCTGTCAGAAAAATAACCGCTTGGGGCGAAACCAAGCTCATGATCGAGTGGATTGCCGATCCTCGATGCAAGGTGAAATACCAAACGATCTGGGATCGGATTCATGTCGGCTGGACACCAGAGGATGCCATCTCACTGCCAGTAGGAAGTCGGGGGCATCGTCCTCCGAAGTAAGGAGGACATGATGGTTAAATCCCCGGCAGGCTTTCCCGGCCCCAAGGGAAGAAGCCCACGGCTGTCCCCTAAAGGTGAGACTGCACGGGCCAACCTCCATCTACAGGACCCGGATATCGCATCTGGCGCTGGCATGTTTTACGGGGGTGGGCACCAGCCCAAGACCGTGCCCGCCGGTCAACCTGGATCAGCGCTCGGTGGCTCCTACGCCAATCCCCGCCCTGATCTCCACCATGACCGGCGCAGTGAGGGCAAACGGAAAACCCCTACGGATAATTACAACGTATGGGACAGGATGGCCGACAAGAGGAATGAGCAGAATCGTCAGGCCAATGCCCGTGGCTCCTATTCGAGGATGACCGAGCTACCGGGAGGGTGATGAATCCCCCTCCCAACCCCCGCACTGACCTGCACCATGATCGACGGTGGGAGGGCAGGCGGCCCACGAACATAAATGTGCTCCATGCTCAGGGCGTGAATCCCAATGGGGGCGATATCCATGGGAGTGGAAATATGACCCCCGGCATCCCTCCCCCCATGATGTCGAAGGGCGGCGGAATGGCAGACAACGGCACCACAGGGAGTATGTAAAAGTGGCAAGAAAAAACACAGCCGCTGCCACCAATGATATTCCTGGGCCTCAAAACGTAGTGCAGAGAGCGAGTGGCACAGGCAGAGCACGAGTGCTGCCTATGCCAGAACGCATACCGGGGGCCTTTGACAAGGAGCCTGGTGAGTACAACAAAAAGGACTACGAAGCCCACGGTTGGTTAGACCCCAAATGGGCAGATTTTCCCACACAGAAGCAACAATTAGAGAAACAACAGACACAAGGTCGACTGGATCTAGGCCCTGAGAACAATCCAACGGATTTCAAGCGACAGGCAAAATTCACCGATCTACCATTCGAGACTCAGAACAGAGTACGAAGTTACGTAGAAAAAAGGCTTGGGGTGTCCGAGGCAGACATGATCAAAAACTACGGTCGTGACCTCGACAATGCCTACATCCGTGCATCTAACCGAGGCTCTAATTCTGCCGAAGGTCAAGATTATTACACTGGTGGACCTGGGACCGACCAACGTAGGAGTGGAGAGCTTGCCGCCCACCTAGGCATGAATGTCTCCTCGGTCCATTACGGGCGGGCAGCACTGAGTCACAATACTGCTCCCGAAGAGGATATTCAACGAACAGAAGCGGTGGCGAAGGCCCTACAGACAGACCCCGACACTGAGCAATTCTCCAAGGGTGGGACATATAGTCGAGGTACGCACACCACGGCACGCAACGCTGCAAGAGTCATGACCCAGGCCACCCAGGGAGTCCACCCCTTAGATGTGAAAGGTGAAACAAATAAAGGTACGCCCGCTAGAAGTGCAATAGCAGCTTCAGATTGGGCAGTCAAGGCTCCCACCTATGGTGATGCACAGGAATTCCCCAGGATAGCTGATGCCAATCCCGTTATCGATCGACATGAATATCGTGGGGCGGCAGGCATCAAGGATTTCGGAGAAGACACTAGAGCCGATCTCGTGGCAGGAAGCCACTCAAACAAAACCCTTAGAGTTCCTCATCCTTTTGAACCTGGGCAAGAAATAGATGCACTAAACCTCTACGCTTCCCACACCCTGAGACAGGCTGGTGAACAACGTGGACTACCAGCCCATGTAGCGCAACCAGTTCACTGGTTTGAACAGAAAATCACGTCCTACAGCAGTAAACCTCGGGGCCGATACAAAGGTGTACAAAAACCTCCCAGTGAATCAGTATTAAACCCCGTCCAGCAAGCTCGGGTAAGGCAGCCCAGCCCTGGCCGTCAAGGAAAGTTGTTCTGATGTCCAATATCCCGAATGAACCGATCCCCTACATGGACGTCCAGACCCTCTGGAACGACCGTCGCAACCCACACGACAATCCCCTGGCCTCTATCCCCCGTCGGGGGGACCCTCGGGGGGCGGCTAATGGAAGCAAGCTGCAGGATGCGGTCGACGGAGTCTATGAGGGATCGACCCGCCCCAAGGATCCTGACGATCCGACCCAGCGTGGCTGAGAAAAAGCCACCCCCCCAGAAGCCCGTTCACCAGAAGTTCGTCGCAAAGGTCTTAAAGGAGGCCAAGGATATGCCGCCAGCAAAGAAACAACCAGCCAAGAAGTCAGATGAAGTTCCAGGCTATACCTCTAAAGGAGCAAAACTCCTCCAGAACGCCACGAAAAAGGCACGGGAGAGAGGAGCACCGACCATAACAGCAAAGGAAGCCCCTAAGAAAAAGCCGGGAACATCCAATGACCAGGCTGCCGCCCATGCCATGAAGGTCACCGACCGTAACAATAAGACGGCCCGGGCCTACGCCAAATACCGGTGACCACGGGGATCAGGGGCGATAATTCCAATGACGCCTACGGCATGCGGAGGGACTCCTCGAATCTGACCAAGTTCGTGCCCCGTCACGCCGCCGTGGCCGCTGTTTCGCCCCAGCAGCAGTACCGCTACCAGGTCAAGTCGATCCTGAAGCAGCAGCAGAGAAGGAAGCTCCCCGTCACCCAGCAGAGCTATTACGAACAAACAGGACGATGAGCCACCGAGCACTGAGCACCCAGCAATTCCCAGAAGCTCAGGGAATCCATGCCAATCCTGCTGGACCAGTGCGCCCATACTTCCCTGGACAGGGACAGAAACCCTCTCAGGGCAAATTTTTCACTGACCCTAAGCCTGAAGACAGAGTGCGATACCCCCGTGGGTACACCCCGGAGCGAATGCGAAAGGTGAGGGCTACCGTCGATGTCCAGGCCAATAAACCTGATAGTCCACAGGCATTTGACACACCGGCTGGGCCTCGACAGGTTCATGAAGCCATTGCACGCTCAACCATGAACCTGGCTGACATTGATCCAAGCGGCAATGAGGGCAGGAAAGTCAACGTCCAGCTAGGCAACAATCGAGGGGAGGGTGTGTATTCACCCAAGAAATTTGGAGACGAGGGTGGCAGGATATCTCTGAATCAACCTCGCTATAGCAAGGGTGAGTCACATTGGGCCAACGAATCTGCTGCCCAGGGCCTGATGCATGAATTGGGTCATGCCACTGCCGACTACCAGAACGCCCTGCCTCCTGATCGTCCAAATATCTCACCATCTCAGGCCCTTGCCGAGCATCGTGGCAGGGATGAAGCCTTTGCCGATGATTACGCTCAGGCTCACTGGCGTGACGATCCCCGGAATGTCAGTAAAGGGCGTGAGGTAGGACCGCCGATTGGGTACGAGAGTGATCCCAAATCCTTTGCTAAGTATTTCGGACCCTACAACTGGGATAAGGTGCCCCCGGCAGAAACTGCCTACAAGACCTATATGGCTTCTCGCAAGGTCTTCCCTGCCAAGGAGAGGTCCACCCTTGAAGATCGATGGCGAGACGAGGGTGACCAAGAGGAGATGTATTTCGGGTGAGCATCCAGTTTCAGTCCCCAAGCTATAGAGCCGCCTCCTCCGACCTCACCATCCAGATCTCCCCCCTGGGTCTGGTCGAGTTAGCTGATGAGGAATTCGAGGTACACGGCCCCAGGCTGAACCGCTACGCCATGAACTGGGCGTTTTACCTCGGGTATCACTGGGCACAGAGGCCGGATCTGGGTGAGCCTCAACTCACGGTCAATTACGTGAGGGCACTTAGTGACTTCACCACCAACTTCGTCTTCGGCAAAGGGGCAGGATTCCAGTCACCTGATGCCACCTCTGCCATCATCCCCACCCGCCTGCAGCGCATATGGGAGAAGGACAACAAGAAGGAATCCCTCCTTTGGGAGATAGGGTCCATGGGGTCCGTCACGGGCGACTCTTTCATCAAAGTCGCCTATGAGGAACCCTGGGCGGATCCCTCTGGCATGCCACATCCCGGGCGGGTGCGGATTCTCCCGCTCAATTCGGCGTTCTGCTTCCCTGAATGGCATCCCCATGACCGCAAGCGGCTGATCCGGTTCAAGCTCAAGTACCGTTTCTGGGGCACTACCCAGGAGGGCACCAGGCAGGTCTTCACCTACACCGAGCTATTGACCGAGCAGCAGATAGAGGAATACGTCAACGACGAACTGATAGATTCTCGAGAAAATCCCCTCGGGGAAATCCCCATTGTGCATATCGCCAACATGCCCATCGCCTCTTCCCCCTGGGGCATGCCGGATATTCAGGACATCACCGTACTGAACCGGCAGTACAACGAGACGGCTACCGACATCTGCGACATCGTGAATTACCACGCCGCCCCCGTGACAGTGGTGATCGGTGCCCGGGCGACCAACCTGGAAAAAGGTAGTCACCAGACCTGGAGCATCCCCAATAAGGACGCTAGGGTGGAGAGCCTGCTCATGGACCCCCGGGGCATCGAGTCGGCAATTCAGCTACTGGACACGCTCAAGCGGTCTATGCACGAGATGACCGGCGTACCCGTTACCGCCCTGGGCGAGGAGCAGGCGATCTCGAATACCTCAGGGGTCGCTCTGGCCATCCAGTACCAGCCCCTGATGAACCGCTTCCACCTGAAGGAAACCCAGTATGGCGAGGGTCTGTCCGAGGTAAATCGCCTGGCGCTCAAGACCCTTTTCATGAAGGAACCGGACACGGTCGTCTACAACCCCGAGTGGGACCCTCCCTTGAGGGACGACCAGTTGCCCATGCTCGACCCAATGGATCCCCAGACCTACGAGAACATGGTCAAATTCCAGCCACCCCTCCCCGTGGACCGGCTGGTGGTGCTCAACGAGTTACAGGTGAAAATGGGACTGGGCCTGGAGTCAAAGCGTGGTGCGCTAGTCGAGTTGGGCGAGGAATTCCCCGATGAGAAGCTGCAGGAATTGTTCAAGGAGTTGGTGGACGACGCCGAACAGCAGGCAGCCCTGGAGCTTCTGCGGGCGCAGATAGCTGCATTCACGGCGGCACAGACGGGCATGATGAACCCGGCTGGCCCCCAGCCTGTCGAAGAGGGCGGCGAGGGTGGAGGTGGGGGCGGCGTAACCTCTGCCGGTGGCGGGGACGTAAACTCTGCTGGTCAGCAAATAGGTACGCTCCCGGGCGTCGACCTCGTCAACAATAAGGGTGTCGCCAGGATGTTCCAGCGGATAGTGACCCTGTCTCAAGGCACCACCATGCCACAGAGGAGAACCCCAGAAGAAGACCAGGGGTCAGGAGGATAAATGACCACCACCGAACCAGAGATTCCCCCCGAAGGTGAGCAGGAGGAACAGCCACCTGACACGATCACCATTCCCGCCCAGGAAGAAGAGGCCCCCCAGGGGAGGGGACGCCAGCAACGTACCGGCGCAGAGCCTCAGGTGTTCAGCCAGGAGGACATCGACCGGATCCGCAATGAGGAGCGCAACCGCTACACCAAGGAGATGGAGCGTGCCGACGCCCTCGATGCAGAACTGGCCCGATATCGCCAGGTAGAGGATGATCGGGTCAAGGCCGAGGCCAAGGCCCAGCGAGACGCCGAAAAGGCGGCGAAGAAAAAAGAAGAAGAAGAAATGGAACTCCGTGACCTTATTGCCAGAAAGGATGCGGAGTGGGAGGCCCGCTTACAAGAGGAGCGTCAAGCTCGTGAGCAGGCCTTGGCAGTACTGGACCAGGAGCGCCGCCATGCCTCCCTCCAGACCTACCTTGCCCAGCGAATGGCAGAGGTGGGTGACCAGATCACTCCTGAGCTACGGGATCTCGTCGCAGGGAATTCCCAGGAGGAGATCGACGCATCCATAAATCTTCTGATGGAAAAATCACAGTTGCTGATGACCAACGTGGTGAATGGTTATCGGCAGGTGAACAGCACCAGGCCGACTGCAGGTGTGACTGCACCCCCCATAGGGCCTATGGAGGCGAGTGAGTCGTCACGCACATATACATCAGATGAACTCAAGGCGATGTCGCCCGAAGAGTACGCTCAAGTGCGTGAACCCCTTCTCCGTGCAGCATCACAGAGCAGGCGACCGCAGAGGTAGCACCGTTAAATAATCAGGAGGTTACGGCAGTATGCCATCCGCAATTACTGGCACCCCGCTACTGAGCGCTTCGCCCACTGGGTATGCCGGAACGAACTCACAGTTGTCGCCCGCAATTCAGGTCATCTGGTCGAAGGAAATCCTCTTCCAGTCCATGCCTGTGCTGCGCTTCGAGCAGTTCGCCGTGAAGAAGACAGAGTTGGGGATTCAGCCCGGACTCCAGATCAACTTCATGCGCTATAACAACCTGGGCGATGCGACCCAATTGGTTGAAGGTGTCCGCATGCAGACCGCTGCCCTCACGGCCAGCCAGTACGCCATCACCGTGGCCGAGCAGGGGTACGCCGTTTCAGTATCCGAGCTACTGCTCAATTCCTCCTTCGATGACGTGATGGCCTCGTCCTCCCGTCTCCTCGGGCGCAATATGGCCAAATACCTCGACGGATCCGCCCGAGATACCCTCATGCAGGCATCCTCGGTGATTTTCGGCTACAACTGGCCCCGCAATACCACGCCCACGAACTCCCTGCTCTACTACGATCCAGGCGACGTGGCCACGAGCTACGACGATCTGGCGGGCGAGTATTACTTCTCGGTCAATGTCACCAAAGATGCCGTCGAGACCCTGGCGACCAAGAACGTCCCCCGCATCGGTGAGACCTACGTCTGCTTCATTGACCCTCACCAGTCACGGCGTCTGCGTGACAACCCGGAATTCATAGAGGTCACGAAGTACGCCGCACCCGGCAACTTCATGATCGGGGAAATCGGGCGGCTGAACGACGTCGTCTACATCGAGACGACCCAGGTACGCCAATTCGCCCCCGGCGACGGCCCGGTCACGATCCCGGCCACCAGCTACGGAAATGCCGGTGTGACCCACTGTGCCATTTACCTGGGCGACAACGCCTACGGCCATGCCATTGCGCTACCGGTCGAATTGCGTGATGGTGGGGTTTTGGACTTCGGACGTGAGCACGCCCTGTGCTGGTATGCAATATGGGGATTTGGGCTGATCACTGATCAGAGCATCGTTTTGGCATTTACCAATTAACGTACCATGCCACGAAGGATTCAGAGAAAAGGCTACGCCGAAATAGACGCACCCGAGACAGGTCGTCGTCCCTATCCGTCTGTGGCCCAGGAGGGCTTGAACGACGTCCTCAGTATGGAACCTGGTGAAGGTATGGGACTCACACCCGCTCAGTACAAACAGGCAGTCATCAATAGCCTGACAGCCCGTGGGAGGCACAACCGATAATGCCCAGAGGACCACAGCAGGGGGACTTCACCGGGCGGCAGCGACAGCACCTGGCTGAGGAAAATGCCGAAGAGTTGGCACAGCGACAGAAGGAAGTTGGCCTCGTCAACCAGGTCGATGTCGTAACCGAAGAAGAGGGCATTTTCGATCCAGCTACCGGCCAGGTCATTGAGATGCCCTCAGAGGCGGCTGCGAAAATCGAGGCATTGAACGAACCCGTGTCAGTCGAGGAAGACCCTATCCTCGATCCGACTGAGGTTGTGCCCGGGTATGACCCGATGAAAAACCTCCAGACACCTGAAACACAGCAGCGGCCCCCTGCGCCATACCGGAATCCTCATGAGGTGCAGGAAGTCGAGGGACCCGTCTCGGTCGAGGGCGAGCTTCGTATCATCCGGGTGAACACCGACATCGAGCAGATGACCTACGGGGCAAGCAACCCGCCCATGACCTTTTTGCGGGGCCATCGGTACAAAGTCAATCAGCATCTGTACCGGTGGCTGGAGAGCCGAGGAGTGATTTACCACTAATCTGATGTCATGTGCGAGTACTGCGGGAGAGGGAGAGCAGTAGCCCTGGGGATACGGGGGGCACTGCTCCGTCCCTGTGATAAATGTGGACGCCTCGATGACCTGCCCCGCCATATCCAGGTCATCGAGGATGACGTCACGCTAACAAAGCACTTCGCCTGTTGTGCAGATGACGGGTGTCCTCTGTGCATCGAAAGGGTGAACGCATGCCAAATTTAACGATGGTCGAGTCGAATTCGATCCTGGCGGCTCAGGTCGGCCTCATCGAGTACCCGGCCCCTGTCCTTCCGATCAAGGTGGGTCTGGTGACCGTCATGGGCACGAAGACAACCGAGGGGGAGGAGGTGGAGGGCGGCGATTACACCCGGCAGGACGTGACCTTCGCCTACCCCGCCGATGAGGTCATCGTCACCAACGAGACCCTGGCCTGGGTGAACATGCCCGATTGCATCGTGGTGGGGGTTGAGGAGTGGGACTCGGCCCCCACCCCCGTACGAAGATGGTTCGGGGAACTGGCCACACCCAAGCCCGTGAACCTGGGCGATACCTTCACCATCGCAGCCGGTGCTTATGCAAAAAAGCTGAGGTAGGCCCGTGCCGGGTGACTATTTCAGCGTCAGCCAGGAGATCGTTGGCGGGATCTGGTTCCCTCCGGGCGCACAGCCGCCCTTCAACTGCAACGTCGCCCCGTACAACGTCTCCCAGGGGCAGCCGTTCAATTTCAGCGTCTACGCCAAATACCTGTCGATCCTCGACCCCTCTCTTGCCGTGATGACGCTCGGGTTCCGCTGGTATTACTCAGATGGCACCTGGGTTGAGACGTCGACCAACTACAACCTGACCACCGACTACGAGCGATATGCCATATCCCCTGCGGACGGCAGCAACGATTACCTGAGCGAACCGCCCCAGCGGCCCTTAACGGGCGAATTCCCCAACCAGATGTTCCCGTTCGTGCGCTTTCCCCTTGCCCCACAGGGCAATTTCCTGCTGAACTCGGCTATGTTGAGTCCCACGGTATCGATGCCACCGTTCATGGACGGAACCACGATCAACATGAGCACGGGTGACTACCTGCAGGACCCGGTCACGGGTGCTGCCTATTACTTCCCGGGTCGGTCCAAGCGACTCGCCAGGATCAACAGCGAGATCTACCGTTGGATCCCCCTCTCGACCACGTATTCGGTCACCTACATGGCAGGATCGGTGATGCCACCCCTCGATCCCACCCTGTGGTAGCGCTCTACGCTCTGCTGCTCGGCCTCGGGGCGACCAGACTCACCGAGCTATGGAAGGAGGTCGCAGCCAGGATGGGGGTTTATCAGGCACCATGGTTTAAAGCAGCACTCAATATTGTGATCTGCGCCGTGGGCGGGATCCTGGTCCTGCACGAGCACATCAGAACAGAAGTGCTGGTCATTGCTGGTGCCGCCGGGATTTCCATGCTCGCCCACGCCGTCGATACGTGCCTACGGCACTACCGTGACCGTCTCGCCACTGAGGTACTGGAGAAGAGCCGAGCGAGAAGGCGCTAGACAAGAGGTAGTACCCGTGTTATGGTGACGACGCCTCCAACGAGAAGTGTCCAGCCGTTCGGGAGCATTTAGAAGGCCCTCCTCCTGGTCTAAGGGGAGGGCCTTCGCCATTCCTACGTTCGCTAGGAAAACTTTCCCCACGGGCACACGCTCAGTGATGGAGTGTGCTCCTATGTGACCACCGAAAGTCTCCAAGGGAGGTCACATGCCGAGAAGGTCCGAGGGTGTCACGATTGGATTCCTGGGCACGGGCGAGATGAAGGTCGACCCCGCCACCACGGTCATTGAGGAGTACCTGAACAGCGCCGCCAGCCCCGATGACCCGGTGCGGTTCGTTTTCCCCCTGACCTCTGAGGAATTCTCAGACTCGATGCACGAGTTGGTCACAATGGCCCAGGCCTCGAAGATCGCCTATGAGGTCGTCTCCACGGGCAGTATCACCAAACGGGCGATGATCGAGGTATCGCAATCCGCCACCAAGACCTATACCGTCCCCGATATCTGGACGCAGATGGAGGCGATTCTGGTCGACGCCTTGCCCAAATCGACCCTCATGGTGCTCTGGGACGATGAGCGGGAGGAATTGAACGACATCGCCGGTCGGTTTATCGACGCCGGGATCGAGGTGCGGGACCTGAAGGCGGGCGGGCATGTGCTCGCCTTCGAGGAGACCGGCACCCAGGAAGAGCCTGAGCCAGAGGACGAGGACGAAGACGACGAGGAAGCCGAGCAGCCAGAGGACGAGGCTGAAGAGGAAGAGGTCCCGGCGGCAACGGCAGAATTGACCCACGCCCACACCCGTGCCCAGCTTGAGAAGCTCTCCCACGCCGACGTCAAGGACATCGCCACCGGCATGGGCCTGGCACCGAGGAAGGCCCGGGAGAACATGATCCAGGCGATCCTTGAGGCCGAGGACAGCCCAGAAGCCACCACACAGGGTCCTGCAACACCAGGGAGGGGCACAGAAGCTCTCGGAGCTACACCCACCACCCTGGTGGACCTGGAGGCCCTACAGGGCGTTCTGGGCGGCTTTACGGCCAACCTCATCGATGGACTGGACCTGTGGGCAACGCACTTCCTGCAGGGCCTGGAGGGCGTGGCGTTCAACCTGACCCCGCCCGAGCCAGCCAAGCCCGACGAGGAGGATAGGCCTGCACCGGCACGCCGCCTGGCTCGCTGATGCCCGAGAGGTCCCCCTATGACGATGAGGAGGACCCCGAACCACTGCTCTACAGTGCCGAAGCAGCCGCCAAGGTTTTGGGCGGGATCAGCGTCGGCCTGCTGCAGCGGCTGGTGACCCAGGGGAAACTCCATCCAATCAAATTGGGCCGACGCACGATGTTTTCCATCGAGGATCTCCAGCGGTTCGTGCGGGAGGAGACTAGTTCAGAGGGCGAATAAAGTCGGTGGCGAGATTGATCATGATCTCCTGGTTCGGCCCTATTTCCACCAGCACACAATCCTCGTCACCGGCTCGCAGTAATTGCACGATCCGCCCGGATCCCATATAGCTCTGATTGCGGGGGCCGGAGGGAGCCGTACGGTACTCTATGGATGCGCCAACCTGGAGGTGGAGACTGCCCCCCGTCTTCTCCTCCAGGTCGGCCTCCTCTTCGTCCTGCTGCAAGGCCTCCCACACCGCCGGGGCCGGTACGTTCCTCGTCTCGACCAAGGAAAGGCCGTGGGCAGACAGCCAGGTTTTCAGCCCCAGCGGTGGGTCCAGGTGGTCTAGCAGGTCATCGCCCAGGAGCGCAAGCCCCTCGATCAACTGGGCGGCTAGCTCCTCGATGCGAAGCTCTCCTGCAGCCTCTTCGAGGATCGTGCAGAGGGTGTCGAGGGTGACCTCAACGGTCATGCTCCAAGCTTATGTACGTCCGCTCCCCATGCAGCACCGAACGGCGGTGACGGCGTCCATGATTCGCAAGGGTTCCTCTCCCCACCGCTCCGACAATTCACCCATAGTCACGTCAGGAAAAGGGCCAAGGGCTTCGACCTGCTCCATGAGCTTCTGGAAGGGCATCCTCATGCCAGCCCGCTCAGCATCATTGCGTCAACGATCTTCTTCGCATCGTCGTAGCTGTAACAATGTGCCAGTCTGATGAAGTAGGTACGCTCGTCACCATCAAGGTTGTGGTCGGTGATTTCTTTGAGCACCAGCCAGTCCGATCCATGGCGGAAAATAACGAGGTTCATCGGGGCAGGGGAAAATTCTCTCGGGGGCCGGATCCCCCATAATGCCAGGAGAGATTCTGGCGGCGGTCACCGTCCCGATAGAGATTCCACGCCTTGCAGACGAGCGCCGCTTCACGGTAGTCGGGCATCCGCATACCGATCCGGCGGCGGCGGCTCTCGGTCTTCGACAACTGCTCCCGTAACTGGAGGATGGGGTCATTCTTGCCCAGGTTCTCGCCCGACACCAGATGTTCGTAGAAATAGGCGGCGTCCTCGGGGTCAATGACCCAGAACCGGCGGAAAAGGGCGACCGAAACCCCGGCCCGGAATCCGAGCTTATTGAGGGGCGTGGCGCAGATCTTCACCATGTGTCGCCATCCGTCTTCGTCCTCCTCAAAGATAGAGAGAAGGTGAGGCGTGGTCGGACGATCCTCTGCGCCGCCGTAATGGATGGGCGCTCCCTCATCCTGATTTTCGATATAACGGAGCTTGTGCTCCCACCGCAGCGCCGCCGCCAGAACGAATACATTCGATTCCCCCCTCAGCTTGAGGGCGTCACTGGTCTTTCTGACCAGGCCGGAATCCATCACGTCCTGCACTTCAGGCTCAAGGCCCCGCAGGACAATCAGAGGGACAGTCGCATCGGCTACGACAATTGCCGTCAGCCGGTGCTGACCATTGAGCAGATGCCCGCCGATGTCAAACGAAATAGCGTCGTTCGTGAGCTTCCACTCACCCCGGTCGATGATGGCGACGAGCCATTCGACCCTGCTATCTCTGAGTGAGCGATTCCTCTCCTGGGTGCCGAGCCATTTATCGGCCAGCCTCGGGCCTACCTGCTCGATACGGACACTGGGGCCTTTCGGCTCGGTCATGATGTCTTCTTTCGGG